GGCGGCGGCGGGGGCGGCGGAGGAGGCGGCGGAGGCGGCGGCGGAGGCGGCGCGGTCGAACCCGGAGATAGGCCTGATTGCGATAGTGGAAAGGGCGATGCTATGAACCGTAGCGCTGAAATTCAAGCGCTCGCAACCCGAGACTTGCCGACCTTACACTCAAGGCTCGGTCACCCGGACCGAGCCCACCTATTCCTGGAACTCCTAGACACTAATACCAGCCAACTGGCCGGCCTGAATATCTGCCCTCAATCTGTCGACCCCGGCTTCTGCCAGTTGGTCCGATTCCGTGACCAGACCCTATGCGCAACACTCACCCAGTTATCCAAGACCCTCGCACCCCAGCGAATAGCGACACACCTACGGGTGTCCCAACACTGGGTGGAAGCCGCGCTACTAGCTTACGAGCTGCCGACCACCACCAACCCAACCAACCAACCACTGCCCAGCGAGCGAGCCTGGCTCGCGTTGACGCACGAGCAACGGCTGGCCGCTGCACAGCAAGCTCTCGGTTGGCCCTACACACACAGCAGCCCGGTGGTTGCCGCGACAGAGTTGGGGGTGTCGCTGGAACTGTTCGCACGACTGCGGTTGAAGAAGGATGACAAGCCGACACCACCACCAAAAAACCCACATAGGGAAAAGAGAATCAAGCGAGTGAAGCCGGACCAATATCAGGGAATCTGTGATCGACTGGACAAGGCCGGTAGCATTCAGTGCCTTGCAGTGCAGATCGGCCAGCCGTATTGGTATGTACACAGGCTAGCAAAAAAGGCCGGATGGTCCGGGATTCGATTCCAGGATAACGAACCTGTGGCCGAAAAGATTCAACGACTGTTCAACTGGCTGGACGAACACCTGGACGCTAAGCCAATGGTGCTGAATGAGTGGATGGCCGTCATTCAGGGGTCTGCCCGCGACGTCTTTACCGAGGCCGACCGTCGGGTGTGCCGGAAGGTGCTTTTGGGGTCCGGACTGGTTCGTCGAATGGTTGACGGTAGAGTGCTTTGGGGCAAAAATCACTGGTTCAGGGCTTGACCGTCAAACTATCCTCTAAACAATCGATGCTGGTTGCGCTCGATCCAAGCCTCTGCGCGGCCGTGGCTACCGAATGAACGCTCGGCCCGCATAAAAACCGGGCCGTGCTGGTCGTCTCGGCTGGTCCAGCCCACCAGCCTGTGCAAAAGCTCGTGCCTAATCACGTCCAGCAGCACATATTCGGGGACGTACCAACGGTCCAGCCGGTCGTTTATCTCGATCCGGCCTTTCGTTCTGTCGTACGATCCGAGGATTATGCGGTGCACCCTCCCCTTGGTCGAGGTAACCCAAGTGATTGAAACCCCCTCACACAAGCCGAGGATAGGGTTTCGCAAGCACCTGTCTAGCAGGTCTGCAAGGTCGTGGTGTCGGCCTTCGGTGGTCACGCCCGATACCTCGGGTCTTTGGTTCGGAGGTAACGAATCGCTGCCGCCAGTAGCTCTGGCGAGTCTTGAAACTTCCCGAGACCGTGATTGCAGCAGTCGCACAGGCAACCTCTGGGTACGGGCGGATCGGTATGTGCGTGGTCTTTGTGCAACCGGCCCTTGGCGCTATCTTTCGCCGGCTTGCCGCAAATCTCGCAATTGCCGAATTTGCTGGCGTAGTCCCATGCCTCGATTAGTTCGGGCGGACAGCCGTACTTTTTCGCATTGATTCGTCGCACGGCTAGCCGGCATCGTTCCTTCACTAGCTCGGTGTGTGTAGCTCGGTAGGCTCGCACAGCCTCGATATGTTGTTGGCGGTAGCCCTCTGGGTCAGCCTCTCGACGGATACGTTCTACTTCCTTGCGGCGCTCGGCGTAGACGATCTTGAGCTCTGGGTGGGCTGCGCGATACGCGGCCGCGCAAGCATTCCTCGCTAGGCGCTTCTCCTCCGGTGTGTGGTATTTGCGCGCGCCCATGCTAGGCTTCCTTGGCGCGTTCTACCTTGAAGTAGTTGAGTGCTCGGATATCTAGTTCTCTGATGGTACCCACGGCCGTCACTTTCCAGCCCAGTAACAGCCCGCCCATGCTCTGCGCCCCAAGCCCGAGCGATTTGCCGAACGCGCTACCCGGCCCCTGAAAAGTTGGGCAGGTGAACGCATGCACCCCACGTACGAAAAGGTATGCCGAGCGATGATAGTGCCCCACAAGTAGGATACCTGGTTTCTCGGCCGAATCGAAGCCCTCCACAAATTTTTGCAGGCGATACGAGATCGCATATGAACAACTCCCCGAGGGGTGCAACATTCGGACGGTGGTACCGCCGATCCGCAACGTGGCCGCTCTGTCACCATAGAACCGGACGTCGGGCCGGAAACTCTCGATATACCGCCCGACCGACATACCCGTCGGCTTGGTGAACGTCTCATCATGATTGCCAGTAATGCAGTGGTACCGCAGCCCGTCAAGCGCCGGCAACGTGCGGCATAGGTCCGCGGTCTGATCTTCAATGCCCGAATAGCGGAGCTCAAACGTGCCGTGCGAGTAGCAACCATCCAACAGGTCACCCGGGACCAGGATATCCCGCGCGCCAGCGCGATAAATCCGATTCACACAATCAACCAACTGACTGCGCAAACAGTATTTGCTGCCAAGATGTAGATCGGACACCACCCCGATCCGGAACCGCTCTCCGACCGTTCCCGGCACGCCGGAGTCAACCACTCCAACCGTGGGCTCATGACCGAGAGCGATAGAGTCGGCGCCTGTGCGGATAGCGTGCCCGGCCGCTTGCGCGTCCACTATCAGCGACCGAACCTTAGACGGCGGCAGGTCTAGCGCATCACACAAGGCTTCGAATGTGGGGGCTCTACGTGCGGCCGAGATCAGTGGCCGGAACTTGTCCTTAGGTGCCGTGGGTTCTGGCACCACACCGCCCCTGAGGAAGGTCGACGGTGGGGGCTCGCCAGCCCCCTTGAACCCGTTGTAAAGGGCCGCCTCGGTCACCTCAGGCCAAGCCGCCCGCATACCGCGCAAGGCCTCGCCAAGGGTTCGGCTCTCGGCCAGCCAGGATTTCGCACGGTGAATACGGCCCGCGTCCCACAGTTTTGTTGACATCAGGCACTCTCCCTGTCACGGTTTGCGACGGCTTCCCTCGCCTGTCGGTCGGCTTCTTCTCTCGGCATATCTGGATCGGCAAGCAGTATCTCGCCGCGGACCCACGAAATCCGCTGCTCTAGTTTCTCGGCCTCGGTCATGGGGTGTTTCCGTGCTTCGGCCAAAAGCTGCTCTAGCGTCATTGTCATGACACACTCCTTAGGGGGATAACGTTGGTTGGTTGACTGACTAAATCTTTAGGCGGCACCCAAACCCGTAGGGTGCCAGAAACGTCGCGACGCCAGCCGAGCGACTGCAAGCAGGCAGAGACCCTAGCATCGTCCCCCCGACGGGCCGCCCGGATATCAAACACCTGCTCGAGCAGGAAAGCCGTAGTCAGTGCCTGGCCGCGATAGCCAATCGGATTGTCGAGCCAGCACAGGATTTTGTCGGACCATGAGTCGGAAACCTGCCGTTTGGCGATCGACCGCTCGAACAGTGCCTTCTGGGCTTCGGTCTCAGGCCAATGCTTTTCCCCGCTTGCCATCCGGACAGCAGCCTCGGCCCAGAGTTGGTCGCGGATCTCTCGCAGCCCCTCTACGTCCACATTCTTGTCGGACACTCGGACGGCCCAGAACCGGCGATTGCCCGTCGGGTCGGTCAAATACTCTGAATCGTTGACAGACCCTGCGAATACAGATTGCCTTGGATGGTCCTCCGACACGCGGCCGTAGGGCACGCGATATCGGTCAATCTGCCGGGTCAGAAAGCCCTTGACGGCCTCCACATCTTTCGCCGATCGAACGCAGGACAATTCGGCCAGTTCTACAATCCACTTGCCGGCGATGTTTTGGGCGGCCGCAACCGTGTCCTGAATGTTCGGCACGTCATCGGTGAACCACTCGCGGGACGCCAGCGCTTCGAGAGCCTGCGACTTTTTCCGACCCTGGCGCCCCTCGAGGATCAGGCAATAGTCGTTCTTGCATCCCGGATCCGCGATGCGTCGCACGGCGGACATCAACCACCATGAACCGATCCACCGGTTAACCTGGCAATCCTCGGCCCCACAGAAGTCAATTAGCCAGGTATCGATGCGAGGCTTCCCGTCCCACTTCGGGACCGCTCCAAGGATGTATTCTCTCACGGGGTGGAATGCGCTCTCGCGGGCCGCTACCCACACACCTTCCAGGGCCATTGAAGTACTGACGTTCAACCGGTGGGCCCGCATGAAATAGGCGGCCAGCTGACTGAAATCCTGGTCGTTGACCTGCCTTGGGTAGTGCAGTCCGTTCGCGTCCCACGGCAACCGGCTGTTCACCACTACTTTTTCGGCGAATTCGTCGTATGCCCAGCGGCAATAGAGTAATTGATCCCCGCGCAGCACCCGAAGCACGTTCTCGATGCTCGCGATTACCCCGCCTTGACTGGAAGTCAGAAGCGCCACTTCAGGAACCTCGGCCGCCTGCTTGGCCGTGGCCGTCCGGAATTTGAGTGCGACGTCGCACGGTGCGGCGAATGGCGCCAGGCTGGCCATCAGGCTTAGCGAGCTCTCGAACTGCCGGGCGATCCAGTCGGGATGGGCCTGCGGTAGTTCCCTGGCCAACGCCCAGCACATAGCCGTGATTTTGGAGTCCCGCTCCCCCGACTCTGCCAGCGCCCCGCCACGACCCAATCGCTCAAACGCGGCCGCCGTCGGGTTGTTCCGACTGGCCAGTTTCTTCAAGGTGCGACGCCAAACAGCGTCCGAAACCTCTACAAAAGCAGAGGCAGAACCCAACACACTAACGCCAGGCACCGAGGCAACGTCCGATTGGTACGGGATTGCAGCGCGATTGGAGGAGGAGACACTACCGGGCTCTTCGGTCGCTGGGCTAGTGTGTTGGGTTCTGCCTTGCTTGCCTGCTTTTAAGATAGCTCGGGCTAGCTCGATTGGCAAGGTCTTTACGTCCGTGCCGAGATTTAGCCAAGTGTACGGCCGCCCGGTCTCTGGGTGAACGGACGGCTGGACGACTATTTGGCCCCCGTCCGCACGGATATCGATCGGGATCTGCTGACCGTCTGGCCCGTGTAGCTTGACCTTGTTGCCTGGTAGCGGTACCTCGGCCGGCCATAGGTATAGGAAATGCCAGCGGTCTTTGCCAGTCCGCTGGATTAGGGAAATCGGCCACTCTGTCAGGGGGGCGATTGCTGCCAGGGCGTTTGGGTCCGTCGAGTCGACGTCGACACACACTAGGGTTGACCCGTCCGACTGACGCCCCATGCGCAGGCCGAGATTGCAGCCGGGGTGGTAGGTGTCCGGGTGTTGTGGTCGCTCCTCTGTCGTCCAGCCCACATTCCTAGGCTGTTTTCCTGGGGATTTGCATTGAACAGCCGGGCCGCACAATTCGACTGGGTGCAAGCCCGCCGCCGCGTATTGGTGGGCCCACGCTCTGACCTCGGTAATATCGGCGCTTTGCATCCGTCGACTAGTCTGGACTGGATTCGGTCGCCCGTCAACAGTCGAAAAGTGGTTGCGCGGCTAAACCTATTGCGGGATAGTGTTCGGGAGGAGACGTTATGCCATTCTGTCCCTGCGGAAAACACATCGACCCGCCGGCTACCGTTTGCGAGTGGTGCGCCGACCCTGCAAACGCGCCCACGATCCGCGAGTTGCTTCGGCTTGGGCGGTATGCCGGTCACTATGAGCCGCACGTCTCCCCCAGCCAGCTGGCCAGCTACCTCAAAGGCTGTAAGCGGGCATGGGCGCTCGACAAAATAGGGAAGATCCCGCGGCCCGGAAACAAGTACTCAGAACGCGGCACGGCGGTGCATGCTATCCTCGAGGGCTGGATTCTGAACGCAAAACCGCCGGATATCCGGACGGTTTACGGACAGATAGCATACCCGGCCTTGGCGCACATCCCACCACCCCTATCGGCTGGGGTGATTGCCGAACGTGAAATTCGATGGTGGCCGGAGGGGGTGGGGGTTGGAAATCTGTGGGTGTTCCTGAAAGACTTGGAACAACCGTCTGACCAAACCTCCAAGGTGTGGGATTACAAATCGACCAGTAACCTCGGGTACGCGCTAACCACCGATAAACTACTATTCGACCCCCAAGGGCTGACCTACGCGGCCCACGCTTTCCTGACGTATTTGGCCAGTCAGGTGGACGAGTGTTGGCTCTATCTCACGGCCAACAAGCCACACACCTGCCACCCGGTCAGAGCGACGCACGACCGAAACACGTGCTTGGAGCGATTTAGCTTGCTAGACAGTGTGGCGACGGTTATGCTAGCGCATAGGAGAGCCGAGACATCCCCGGCTAATTTCCCGCCAAACCCGGCGCATTGTCCGGCTTATGGCGGCTGCTCGTTCCGTAACACCAAACACTGTAGTTTAACAGAAAAGGAAATATTCATGAGTACCGCAAATCCACTCACCCCCTCGCCCGGCGGATCCGTCGACGACTTCATGAAACAGATCGGCATGGCCGTAGCGAACCCGCCGGCGCCACAGCAACCCCCGGTTGCCGTCACCTCGCCATTCCCGCAGGTAGTGCAGGCCGCTGCCCAAACAGCCCCCAACCTCCCCGGCGTCAACCCGTTCGGGCAAGCAGCGACGCCACAGACAGGGCCCGCTATGGTCTTCCCCCCGCCGGCCGTCAACGTTCAAGCGCCGACTCCAATCCAGTTCTCGCCGCCGCCCGGGTTCCCGGCGCCGACAGCTGCCCCCGCGGCAGCTGCCCCCCCGGCAGCCGAGAAGTCCAAGCGTGTCCGCCGGACCAACGCCCAAATCGAGGCCGATCGGTTGGCTGCAGCGGCTGCAGCGGCTTCCGCTTCGCCTTTCGGGCCGCAGGTTGCCGTTGCGACGGCAGTCCCGGCATCCACCCCCGCACCCACTTTCCCTGGGCTGCCTACACAGCCACTACCACCGCCCGTATTCGGGCCGGCGGTCGACCCGGACGGGCAAGATTCTCGGGCAAATCCCCAACCGAGTGAGCCAGAAAGGGGATTCTCTGGCGACGGGTCCCCCGAGGTCGATCCGCTGGTACGAGAAATCGCGCTGGCGATGGCCTGCAATCCCGGCTACTGCGCGCTGCCCTCGGTCGACTTTGCCGACCGAGCTACTACTCTGGCGCAAGCCTTGCGGGCGGTGGCGGGGTGACCAGACCCCGTTTCCTGGAGCTACTCCGCGCGCTGATTGACGGATGGGAGGTCGAAATCTGCCAACTCGACCACCTGGACGTCTGGCTCCGGTGTCGCATATCCCCGACAGAGGGATACTTTGAAATGCAGCGGCCAAGCGGTCGCTGGCACACAATCCCGCTCGGCGTGGCCGGGCACAAAGACTGGAGAATGGCAGACATGGGGCAGCCAAATACCCCGAGGTATGCCTGAGGAACACACAATGATCATCCTAGCAGATGTAGAAACGAACGGCCTAATCGAGACCGAGAACCAGCTCCTAGAGCTGGCACTAGTCGTACTGGACGACCAGTTGACCATCCAAACCCAGGTCAGCTACCTTTGGCCGCAACTCACCCCGATCCCCGATATCTATGCCCGGACGCATTCCAAGGTGCAGAAAATGCACACCGATAACGGGCTTTGGTCCGAGTTGTTCCAGGCCCAACAGACGATCGACAATGAGACCGCGATAGCGGGCCGGCAGCAAATAGAGGACACTCTACTCCTAGGGCTCTCACACTACGGAATCGCGCCGAACGCTAAGACCGTGCTGATGGGCCGAAACCCGGGTTTCGACCTCAAGTTTTTCCGGGCCTACCTGCCTCGGTTTGCTGAGGTTTTCGGCTACCACCAGATCGACATCTGTTCGTTTGAGATCCGGGCCAAGGCCCGATTTGGTGACCGGGCTCGTTGGGGGACACCGCAGCCACATCGGGCACTGGCCGACTGCTTGAACGAACTCGAGGAGTTGAAGTGGTATGAGGGGTTGACCGGCTAGGATTCCAGCCATGCAATATCTGGGCGGCAAAAGCAGATTGGCTCGTAAGATTGTCGATGTCTTGCGCGAGAAAGCGCCAGAAACGATCGGTGTTATCGAGCCATTCTGCGGTGGGTGTGCGGTAACCGAGCACCTATGTGCCTGGCGGCCGACGCTAGCTGCGGACGCATTCCCCGGCCTGGTTGGAATGCTATGCGCCGTCCGGCAGGGGCTTAGGCTGCCAGTCGAGGGGGTGACCGACGAGCAATACGCGGCTTTCAAAGCCGCGGCCGAGTCCGGGGATCGTAGTCCGTCAACCGTGGCGGTCGGTTTCGGATTGTCGTTCGGCGGAAAATGGTTCGGCGGTAATGCCCGTTGTGTGCAGGGCGACCCCAAGCGAGAATATGCACGCTACTGGAATTCATGGGCCGATCGATTTTCTCGACTTCAGAATCTGACACTGATAGAGGCGGATTATCGAAATTGGACCGACCTAGCGCGACCGGGTGTGGTGTTCTACTGCGATCCCCCATACTGGCAGACCGAGGGGTATGAAACCGGGATTTTCGATCACTTCAAATTCGACCAAATCTGCTGGCTGTGGCGGTCTCGCGGTGCCCGTGTCTTCGTCTCGGAATACGACACCCAGTGGACCGAGGTCTGGTCGCACCGTCGTAATAGGTCTATCTCGAATCAACCAGGGGTACCATCGGTCTATGTGACCGACCGACTGTTCGAAGTCCTGCCATGAAATCCAACCCCCCACCAATAGCCGCAGTCTATTTCTCGGATCGGTCCGTACTTCACTCGGCCGAATTCGCGCGAATAGATAACCTGCCGCGGCGTAGATGGGGGGAGACTGAGGCCCAGAAATTAGCGGACGACCTGACCGCCCGGCTCAAAACCCCGGGCGGTACGATGGCACTCTACCCTGTCCAGGCCGTGGCCCTGTACGAGTTCTGGGCCTATGGCGGGTTGTTTGCGTCAATGTCCGTTTCGGCCGGGAAGACCCTGCTCTCACTACTCCTGGCGTTGATTGGCCGAGCCCGCCGGCCTGTCCTCATGGTCCCGGCCAAGCTAGTACATAAGACCAAGCACGACTTTTGCGAGCTGTCGAAACACTGGCAGGTCGGGGCGATACCTGAGATCCTGAGCTACGAATCGCTCGGCCCCAAGACCGGGAAACACCTACTAGACACAATTCAGCCAGACGTCCTAATATTGGACGAGGGCCATAAGGTCAGGAACCCGCGAGCCAGCAGGACCCGGAAGATCCGCCACTACCTACAGGCCCACCCCGAGACTCGGGTTTGCGTGCTCTCGGGCACCACAATCAAACGGGCACTAGCAGACTACGAGCACCTGATTTTCTGGGCACTGCGGCACAATTCCCCGATCCCACACCGGCCGGACGTTCTCGAGGAGTGGGATAACTGCTTGGGCGAGAAACTATCCCTCGGGATCTCCCGGCTCTCACCGGGAGCCCTCATGAAATGGTGCGACAGTGACGACATTACGCAATTTGGGCTACTTAATGCGGCACGCCGCGGTGTCCAGCGACGTCTGGCCGAGACACCCGGGGTCGTCTGCTACCATGTCGCGGCAGACGATATTGGAGCGGATATTGACATCAATGGGTTGGTCCTGCCCTGCGGACCTGCTATCGATGCCGCGTTTCGAGACCTCCGACCGCACAAGCGACCGGACGGAACGGCCGCGGGCTGGGTGCTGCCTGACGGACATGAGCTAGTCGAGGGGTGTGAGGTCTATCGGGCCGCCAGGCAGCTATCCCGCGGGTTCTTTCTGCGCTGGAAAGAACAGCCGCCCAAACCGTGGCTAGAAAAGCGCAAACAATACAACAGCAACATAAGGCAGCGGCTGACCGGCAGCCGGCTGTATGACTCACCGGATGAAGTGGCGGATGCACATAAGAACGAGTACTGGGTCCGAGAGTGGAAAGCTATCCGGGACTCTTACCACCCCGAGACCACAATCGTGTGGATTGACGGCGGGCCTCTACAGGTCTACCGGGACTGGCTGAGGGGTGGTGGGATCGTGTTCTGTATGACCGTCGCGTTTGGAGAAGCCCTGGCCCAGGTTGCCAAGGTCCCATACTTCGGGGCGGGCGGGGTGGACTCAAGAGGGCGGTCGATCGATACCTACGCGGGGAAAGCCTGCGTTGCGTCATTCAAGGCCAACTTCGAAGGCCGCAATTTGCAGCTGAAAGACGGTCGCGGGTTCGAGCGACTGTGTCTGGCCGAAATGCCGGAATCAGGCCCCGAGTTCGAACAGGGGATCGGGCGGTTGCATCGGCGCGGGACGGAAGCCAGTCTCGTAGACGTCACGGTAGGTGTCGGCTGCGTCGAGGATTTGCAGGCATTCTGGCAGAGCGTGAGGGACGCCGAACTGCATAAGCACGGTGACGGGGGGGATCCAAAGTTGTTGCTGGCAGACATTGACGTCATGACCGATGATGAGACCCCCGAGGGGGCGCGCTGGCGAAAAAGTTATTGACGCGGGCTGGGGCGTCGCTATACTGGGAGTGAAGAAGATGAGACAATGGCACGACCCACAGAAAGCTACCTTGACCATATTCCCGGGCGGCATTGGTGTCTAGCCCCGCTGCAACGGGGACCCCGCCGGAACACAGATAGCGCTGTGGCCGGCTTTCGGGGTGTCTACCACCAACTCAGCTGGATTCTGTTGGTGGTAGAAAGAAAGAGAAGATTACATTGACATTTCAATTCAACGCGCCTCCAGTTCAGCCCGCAGCCACTTCACCGATGGCCGCACCCCAGGGACCTGCCCCAGCTGGTGGCCACGGCGGCAATCCGTTCGCGGATTTCAGCGCAAACAAACTCTGGGATTCCGGCAAGCCCAAGCCGCCAGTCGGCGACTACATCGTCCAGGTTATCAAGTGCATTTTCAAGCAGGCGAAGTCCGGCGCTCCGGCCTTCATTGCCGAGTATGTGGTGACTGACTCGACCAATCCCGAATGTCAGCCTGGGTTTGAGTCGAGCATGTTCCAGCAAATGGGCGAGATCGGCGCCAGCTATGTCGCAAACTGGGTGGCCGATGCGATGGGCATCGACAAGAATGACAAGAGTCAGGTTGCGGCAGTGCTGCAATCGTGGCAAGCGGTGGCATGGGCCGCCGTCTCGGGTCAGCCGCAGCAGACATCGTTTGGTGTGGTCGGTCCAGAGTTGATCATTGGAAAGAAAATGCGATTGTCCGTCCGTCCACCCAAGGACGGCGGACAGTACAACAAAGAAATCTGGGGTAAGGTCTAGTAGGCAGCCACCACAAGTGCGGTGGGGGGGTATGGCACCCACCCAGAACCGGTGCCGATCTCGCTATCGTCCAACGGCAGGACACCCGGGTACACTGGGGGAATCTAGGTTCGAATCCTAGTGGCGAGTCCGAACCCCCAACCACACCTACCTTGACGGGTGCGGCTGGGGGTTGTCTTTAAAGGGACTTTGTGTCCGAGCGACCGAGACCTACCTGAACAGAACCCCATGAAACCACGATCTTTCGAGCATGTGACGCTTTTTGAACGGATCGACGACGAAGCCCGCCGGGCGTTCTGCCAGGGCGATCTCGACCTGGACGACTTGGTAGGCGACGCAAACGAGCTACCGGGCCGGACTCGTCGTCGGTTGCGGGAGTTGCTTCGGGATTGGTGGCGGGGGCAGGAAAAGTGATGAAACCAAAACGAATCACGTTCGTCGAATCGCCGTTCACCCACCCGACCAAATCCCGGGAAGATTGCGTCAGATATGCCCTCTGGGCGTGCGTTGATGCGACCCAACGGGGCGAGTGTGTGTTTGCCAGTCATCTATTCTATACGCAATTTCTGCCGGAGGACCGGCTGTGCCGTGAGTGGGGGCTGGTGTGCCGTGATATGCTCGCGAAAGCGACCGTGGCCCAGATTGCCAGATATGTTGATATCGGTCAAACGCCCGGGATGTTTCGAGATATCGATTGCACGGCCGAGGTCGTAACTCGAAAACTTGAAGGCGCCGCCCGTGAAGGTTGGCTAGCGGGGACTTGGCCCGATGGGTCTTTGCGGCCGGTGGTGTGGTAGCGTCATGATCATCGCGTTTGACACGGAAACTCGGCTCATGGCCCAGGGGGACATGGCCCCAACCGTGGTTTGTGTTTCGTTTGCGACCGAAAATGGCGATAGGGGCTTGGTTCATCACGATCAAGCTCGCGATTGGCTGGCTGGGCTTTTTCAGCACTGCTTGACCGGCGGGCATACCCTGGTCGGGCACAATGTAGCGTATGACTTTGCCTGCATAACACACACCTGGCCCGACCTCACGCCCGTGGTCTGGCAGTTGTATGACCGAGAGCTAGTCCAAGACACGATCGTCCGGCAAAAACTAAGTGATCTGGCGCGGGGTCGTTACCGCGGTTTCCGCACGGAATCGGGCTATTTCGTACCTCTAACCTACGACCTCGACTCAGTGTGCCACCGCCATCTCGGGTACCGGCTGGACAAAGACACTTGGCGTCTGCGGTACGGGGAGCTGTTAGGGGTACCGCTCGAACAGTGGCCGGACGGGGCGCGAGAATACCCCGTCGGGGACGCCGTGGCTACGCTCGGGGTATGGCAGGCACAAGAACGGGAGGCCGGCGAGTTTCCAGAAGGGCCGTGGTTTTTCCTGGACCAGCACCCGCAGACGCGGGCCGCTTGGGCGCTGCATCTAATCTCTGTCCACGGGATCCACACATCCGCGGACGCCGTTGACCGGTTGAAGGGAGCCGCAACGGTAGAGATCGAACACCTGGAGGGCTTTCTTGTCGAGGCCGGGCTGGTCGAGATAACGCACCACAACCGCAAAAAGCCCAGCCCGTGGGTCGAACGTAAGGCGACCCGCAAGCTTGACCGGGTGCGGGCCCGGGTGCTTTGGTCGTGCCGAGAGCAGGGGAAGCTCCCGCGCTTTAGCCTGACTGGAAAAGAGGTCATTGCGGCCGGCAAAAGGGGCGAGGTTTCAAAGTCAGAGAAAGGCAAAGTACGGTCGACCGACCTTACTAAGTACATTGCGATCGATAAGGACGCATGCTTGGAGACCGGTGATCCGTTACTTGAAGCCTACATCGATTACAGTTCAGCCCTTAAGACGTTGAACGCAGACTGTGAGGCGTACGCCCGGGGTACTGTCCTGCCGCTACATACCCGATTCGAGTCGCTGGCCGCGACTGGTCGTACGACCTCCTCAGGTCAATCCCTCATGGGGGCTGATGGCATCAAAACGGCCGTCGGGACCAATATCCAAAACGTCCGTTGGAACTTCCCAGAGCGGTGCACGGACATAAACTGCCGGTCTCGTGACGTCAAGGGGCATGTCTGCCAGCGTTGCGGCGCTCCGGCAGCATACCCTCCCGGCATCCGGGAGTGTTTCGTACCGCGGCCCGGTTACGTGTTTGCCGACTCGGACTATGATCAGCTAGAGCTCCGGACCCTGGCCCAGGTGTGTCTCAGGACCGTGGGCCGGTCCCGTCTGGCCGAGGTGTTGAACTCCGGGCAGGACCCCCACATGATTGTGGCCGCGGAAATCCTGCATCGTCCCTACGATTGGTGCATGGCGCATGCCAAAGACCCGGACGTGCAACTCGCACGGCAAACCGCCAAGGTCGCAAATTTCGGCTTTCCGGGCGGCTTGGGCGCCGAAAAACTAGTGTTGTTCGCTCGGATGGCCTACCGGGTGAGGATGACAGTCGATGAGGCCAAAGCCCTCAAACAGACTTGGTTCCGGGCTTACCCGGAATTCCGCGACTACTTCAAGTGGGTCGAGAGTCTGGAACAGGCGGACGGGACTTTCGCGGTCGAACACCTATTCAGCCGCCGCCGTAGGGGCGGTTGCTTCTATTGTGTCGCGTGCAACAGCCCATTTCAGGGTCTCGGGGCCGATGCCGCGAAAGCCGCGCTCTATCTCGTGGTCCGCGCATGCTATTACGACCGGAGCTCGCCCCTTTACGGCTGCAGGGTTGTGAATTTCATCCACGATGAAATCATGGTAGAGGTTCCGGACGATGACCGTGCAACCCCGGCCGCCAACGAGCTGGCCCGGCTGATGGTAGTGGGTGCCGATCCGTTCTTGCCCGACGTACCTCTGACGACCGATCCGCTATTAATGCGCCGTTGGAGTAAGAAAGCCAAACGCTTGGTCGGACCGGACGGACGTTTAATCCCATGGGACTTGACCGCCGATTGAATCTAAACCATAGTAGTTGGGAAGAGAAAACCAGTGCTGCTACACCACGGAACTAAAGACCTGTACGCCAGAGCCGGGTATGATGTCGTAACGAATCCAGACGGAAGCTTGACCGCCACGGTCCGCGAGGGCCGCGATCGGCACCTGTGCGCCGCTTGTATTTATACACTGCGTCGGGTACTCGGGTGGTCGGCATGACTACATTCCTCCTAGTATGTCTAGGTCTGGCTGTGTTGCCGATAGCTCTATGTGTGGTGGCCGCGGTCGTCTGGCTGTTGTGCTTCCTGCTGATTGGTGGGTGTGTGGGGGCTTGGTGCCACGCAATTGATCTGGCCACCAAAAGCCGGTGGCGCCTTGGGGCAAAGGCTGAAAAATGGCTGGACTGGCTGGCCGAGCTATGACCCTACCCCAAATCACAACCAACACCTTGACCGCACTGGACGGCGGAGCGAACACGGGGTGGGCTTACTGGGAGCGGTACCCTATGGGTTGGTACCTGTCTGCCTGCGGCCTATATCGACCCCTGAAGGACCGACGCCCGCCTCATGTTGTGATAGATTGCTCGGCCGAGACCGTGGTGGTCGAATGTCCGGTCTATCAGAAGGGCGACAATCCGAAACGGACGAACGACCTCTACAAAAACACGCAACGTGGCTGCATAGTGGCCGGGTACCTGCGGCCGTCGGTCGTGCATGTGGTATCACCCCATGAGTGGAAAGGTGGGGTTCCGAAGGATCTCCAGAATCAGCGAACGGTCGACCGGTTGACCGTGCAAGAGTTGATAGTTGTAGACCAACTGGTCGGCAAGTTGGACGATGTTCTGGACGCGGTTGGTATCGGGTTGGTTGTTACAGGGAGATGGTAACATGACACAAGACACTCGGGCCCTCGCCATAAAACGAGAGGCGGACGCCCTGCAAACTCTGCTAGAACCCTGGAAAGGGTTCGCGGTCAAGAGTCAATCGGACGCAGGTCTAGTTCACGCGGAACTCTTGAAAGTCAAGGCGAAAGCAAAGGAGTTGAAGGCCCAGAAGGAGCAAGTCACCAAGCCCCTGAACGCGGCATTGACCGCGGCCCGCGGCTGGTTTAAGCCCCTGGAGACCGTGTTAGACGGGCTAGAGGAGGTCTTTAAGGGCAAGCTCGGTCAATGGGACCGAGACCAACGCGCCGAGGCCGACCGTCAGCTGGCAGCGGCCGCGGCCGCGTTTCAAGCGCAACGCCCCGCGGAGGGCTTGGCCATTATGCAAGCCGTGCCAGATGCTCCGGTCAAGCAGCAGGGTACGTCCGTCCGGACGGTCTGGAAATTCAGAATCACAGTCCCGGGGAACGTCCCCCGCGAGCTCTGTAATCCGGATGATCGACTGATTCGTGCGGCCGTGGATGCCGGCCGACGAGATATTGCCGGCGTCGAAATCTACGAGGATTCGGAAGTGAGGGTAAGGGTATGATAAAGCAATACCAGACCTGCCCCGGTGTGGTGGTAAAGGTAACAGAAGACCCCACAAACCCACAGCACTACAAGGATTTCCCGGTAGAGGTAATCCAGATCGCTCGGCACTTGAATTTCAACCGAGGCAACGCCGTCAAGTACCTATGCCGGGCCGGCCGGAAGAACCTGACAGAGGGTCAGGAACTAGAGGACCTGCGGAAGGCCCTCTGGTATGTAGAGGATGAGATCCAACGGTTGACGGGGGTGGGTACTCACGCCGCCCCTTGACCCGGGTACTTGACCCAGGTCGCAAAGCACCCCCCGGGAATTAGCCGGGGGTTTTGCTTTGTCCGCGCTGGCACGGGTTTAGCAATATGCTAGAGTATGCCCGTAACAAAGCCCACCCCATCACTCGCCCGCTTGTCTCTCCGCCTGGAACTAGAGCAAGCCGAACGCAGAGCCAAACTAGCCGCCGTCCGTATGGCTCGCCTACGCGGTTCGAAGGTCGTCAAATGCGCAAAGTAATACCTGCCCTACTGCTATGTTCGTGTGGCGGTCTCGCTCCCCCCGATGACCGATTTACTCCACAAGGATTCTCCACTGACGAAATCGAAATTCTACGGTCTGCCGGGGATGCTTGGTGTGAGCGGGCCGGCTGCTGCCCCACATTCGACGGTGGGGGTTCGATAATCGTCATGGTCCCGGATTTCATCGACAGCGATACCAGGGTGGGGCGGTGCTGGACCAGCTCAGACAACTCAAGATCTCTGATCGAGATTCTGGACCGATCGGACCGGCCGGATTGGTTGACCGCCCTCCGCGTAACCGCGCTACATGAGCTCGGGCACCATTGCGGCTGTCATAACCACCAGCCGGCCGGCAACGTCATGGCGGCCCAGTTCGACCCGACCGCCCAGGCTATCACAGACGTTGACCTGGCCTGTCTCTAGAGACGGAGCGACCTGAACACCGAATAGACGGACGCGGAGTCAGACGCGTTCGGGGTTTTTGCCACCACCAGAAACTCGCCGTTACCGTAGCAGACACCCCGGACCACGAGATTAGAGCTGTTGTTGGCGGCCTCGATGGTCTCGGTGTGCCACGTCACACCACGGTCACTTGACCAATAGACACCGTGGCCGCGGTCAGCCTGCGCCCACGGGATCACCACGAATCGACCGCCGTCCGATGCCATGTGGTTGCCGTAGTACGTATAGCCCGAGACCGCCACATTGTCGGTTTCTCCAGTCTGGGTGTTCGGTAGCGGGTCACCGACCGCGACCCAGAGGTCCCCGAGCTGTCGGTAGACCTGGCCGGTATTGTCGATGCACAGATAGGTTGTATCTGTCGCGCAAATCCCGGTCACACCGGCTGTCCCGCCGGCAGTGCTTTGCAGGACCCATGTCTCCCCTCCGTCGGACGAGACTCGGATGGCATTGCTGTCGGCGTACGTGACGAAAATCAGCCCATTGGCCGCAAACACCTGATGTATGTCTCGACCGGTCGCCGAACCGGAAATAGTTCGGCTCGTCCACGTTCCACCCTCTTTGATCCAATACAGCTTCCCGGTCTGCCAGCCGTCCGCACGGTGGTTGAATGCCAAGAATCGACCGGACGTGGAGTCGAAAACCACCTTGGCCGCTCCACCATCGTCTCCCGACAGAGTAGTTTTGCCGATCCCGCCGCCCGTCTCGCCCATTTCCCAAACAGCTGTTTCGTCCGCTCCGGTGTTAGCAATCACACCAATCACGATGTTCCCGTCGCCCGGATTATGCGCGACCGAGACGGCAGCTTTGGCCCCGGCGAATTCTAGCAGACCGGCCGCGCTCTCGGCCGAGCCGACTTTGGGGCACGGGGACATCAGCAGGGCCGCCCCGTCGTCGTCCCCCTGATTGCTCGCGGGGATCAGCCAGCCCGCTCCGGTCGCAACGGCCATCGGGTTAAGCAACGGGACACCCCAGGCGGAAACACTGAACCCGCCGATCTCCCGAGTCCAGTTCCGTAGCTGGACCGTCGACAAATACGACAGCCAGTCACCGACCGAGCCCGCGCGCCAGTTGTCGGAACGGGCCGCGATAGCTCGGTCGCCTAGGTACCCCTGCCCTTTCTCAGCCGTGGACGGCTCTAGCCGTGAGGATAGGCCGACATCGGCTCCGGTAGCGACGGTCGAATCAGTGGCCCAGGTTGGTAGATTGGCGGTCGGGGAGCTCATAATCTGGTCTCTGGCGAGTAAACGCCGGCATATAGGCCGGGCGCATTGGTTGGATTTGGGTCGCCGGACGAATGGCCGCCCGGTATATCAGCAAATGACGTACCCGCACAAGCCGCGGCCGTGACGCGAATGAGCGGTTGACCGGTTGTTCGGTACACCCAAACTCGGCCACCTTGCGAGCAGGCGCGTTGCAGGATGTTCTGGACGGCTTCTGCTACCGGCCGGTCGATTGTGTCGGTCAGGGGCCAGAAATAGACGTTATTTCCGAGTTGTCGGTACTTGTACCCGGGGATCAGTATGTCGGCAATTTCGAGCAGCTCTCGCAACCGGCCCGTCGAACGATTGGCTCGGATCCTGGCTTTGATGTATGTGCGGAAAACGTCGTCATTGTCGCCGAAGGGTTGCTGACCGACCAAGGTCCCGAGTACAGTCAGCCGCCAGCCTGTGGCGGTGTCAATATCCCACGCTGATACCGTTGCGTGTAGCGCATCCTCGATGTGCTGCAACTGGTCTAGATAGACCATTATCCACGCCGCAAGCCTGGGCTTGCTGCGGTATTGCGAAATCAGGCGGGAGATCCCCTCCTGAATGTGATCAATCGGTGCGAGTAGTTGCATCGGCTACTTTTTCGGGGCCAGCCCGCGGAACTGGGTCCCGATCCAATTCAGAAATCGGGCCGGTTTGCTCCCGACGGGGAACAGTGGGGCCAATGCGGTGGCGATAACCTGCACCGCGCCAATGATGACTAGTACCGATTCTAGCTTGGTCATACAACCAGTCTAGCACTACCTGCCGATTTTGTCTGCCGGCAAAGTCACTAGGTTGACGGCTCGCCGGGCAGCCAGATCGGCGACTGCCTGTAACTCGGTCTCGCGCGACTGTTGGCGCTCAAGTACTGTCTGACGGCACTTTTCTTCAGCCACTGCCCGCACGTGGTCGTCCGCGTATGCCGTCCGGATCTGGGAATAGACCGGCAGGGCTACACCGACGAACCCCACTAACGCAGCCCCGACAGCCCATTTCTTGGTATGCCGGCCGACCTGCGCCAGTATGTCGCGGCCGTTCCTTGCGATTTCGTCGCGCATGGCCTGATGATCGGACCTGTTTTGGCTGGCGATTTCGTCAACCAACATCCGGGTCTGGACGGTCATCCGTTCGTCAGGGGTACTCATTGCCCGGCCCTCACCTTGGCGCGTTCCAACGCCAATCGACTTTGCAGCACGGTCGGCAGGCTAGTCATGATTGCCGGTTTGTCCCCGCCCTGAATGTACTTGACTAATTCCTCTACCACCGGGGCCAGGATTTGCAATACCGCTAGCACTGTATTTACTGACATTTGAGCGACTCCAGAGTAGCGAGGCAGGGTTTGCAGTTGATCCGGGCCGAGACCGCGGCCAAGTCCCGGACGACCGGGCAGATACTCCGGCCGGAACGAACGAGGCTCGCGGCCTGCTCGACCGCGACCACACCGAGGGACAACTGGTCAAGCTCCGCCGGGGTGAGTGTCTTTTGGCTGTCGATGTAAATTGCCAGCGCGGTGTCCGTGAGATTGACGACCGTGGTCGAGATCTCTAGCGCGGTAGGGGCTTTGGCCTTGGGAGTGCATGCAAGGGCTAGGGCCAGCACCAGACTAAATAACCGGATTTTGGGCATGATCCATCATAGCAATATTCCGGGCTTTCGGCTAGTCGGAATATTGGTCGTCCGTCCCGGCCCGGTAGATCCTGGCGTGAGTGTCGAACGAAATCAGCCCGAGATTTGCGGCCGCGGTCGGCCCGCCCACATTACCGCCGACCGCCAGGGAAATGCTTTTTGTCATGGTTCAATCTTTCGCGGAATTCGTGCATACGTCATGCCCTGTCGAGTCTCGACTGCAATCGCAAGCAGCGCGCCGTCTGCGCCGTAGACTCCGGAGCCCGACTCGCCGGGTATGCCAGCGCCCGTGGCAACGAGCCAGCCCGCCCAATTCGGATCGGTGACCGTCGCGCGGCGGCCGTCCTTGCCAACAGTCACGGCCTCGCCTGTGCGTGCGGCACGAAACTTGGGCTCAGGGCACAGCCTGGGCAGCTCGACTAGTGGCTCGACACGGCCGACGTTGTGCCCCGCCGTGACGGCACGCCCATCGGGTCCGCACGTGACCGCGTAGCGCGGGGCGCACGATGCGAGGGCCAAGGCCAGGGCCAGGGCTGGGGCGTGGTTTCGTGTCATTGTCTATCCGTCAATCTGCTGTGCGCCCCGAAGGTCGCGGTGGGAGGGTTACGCGAGTAATTCCTTAAGGCACGTCAGCACCGATCTGACGACTGCGCCATTGTCCGGGCCGATCGCGAGCCGGCGCCCGCTCTCAGTGTCAATGTGTAGATCTGCAGGGCCCGGGTCGGTGACAAAGGTTGAGTCGTGGGCATATGCCAATCGGGACCGCGCATCACTTGCAACGTACGCGGCTTGCGCAGTAGGGATCGCACCAGTCATGTAAGTTGCTGGGATTTGCACAACAACGATCCCCATGTTGGTGCTTGCCAAATCAGCACGCATCTGCGCGGCAATCAGTGCCATGTAGTCGTCCCAGGCCGCGCCATTGCCCACGCCGCTCTCGCCCTGGTAGATGATTAGAATCGGGTCGAGAGGGGAGACAAGTTCGGAAATCCGCGCCTGGATCCAAGCGATTACTGTCGGGTAGTTCGTCCCGGTGACGCCCGGTGTGTAGTACGCCAAGCCAACGCCACCAATGCAGTAGTCGACGAAAGCGGGGTTCTCTCCCGCGCCGAGCAGCGCGTCTGCCAGATCTAGACCCCAATTCCCCGTCAATGGTCCCGATACAGGCGTTGGATCCGACGACGTCCCCATCTGCCACGGAGCGACACGATGCCAGGTGTCATTACGTGCGTAAGCCCCAGTCGGTGACGCCTCCTGATGATGACAAAATAGATTGTAGACTCGCACTGCATCCTGCTCGGACTGCAGACGCGCAGGCCAGTCCGTTGCCGGACGATAGCCGCCCGCGATGTTCGACTGCCCGATGCGCACGATCGGACGCCGACGAAAGAGCATATCGGATCGGCGGATCATTGGGCGTAGAAGTCCGTGGCGAGCGTCTGCAGGTCTGAGAGATCAGCCGCCGGTGACGTGGAGAACGCGAGCAGAATCCCAATTGGTGCGTTCCAGGCGAAGGCGGATCCTCCGCTCGCCCAGCCGAGGCGAACTATAGACGATGCGCTACCGGGAAGATCGAGGCGATAGACGTGCACACCGCCGTCTTCCGGTTTTGTTCTAGTCGCGACGTTGTCTATGTATATTGTCCCGCCTGCAACTAACTGCAGATACGTTTCGGTATTGTCCTGAAATAGCGCATTCAGCGTGCCATCCGCGCCAATCCCAGCCAGAACTTGGTATGCGGCGGCGCTGAGCGGCGCCTGCGAAGCGACCACGATGATCGTGGTGATGGTCACTCCCATATCGCCGAGCAGACATGACGCCTGCTCGCCGGGGATATCGATCGCGCTTGTTTGCGTCCCGAGCGTGCCGTTGGCGAAATGGGTCGCTGTGGTGGCTGCCAGAGATTTGCCATTCGTGCCGCTGATCGTTGTGACGTTATTTGCGTCGCGCGTGTCGAGTATCGCCACGAGACCGATCGGGAACAGAGCTTCGATCTGCCCACGCAACCACGTCAGATCATGCACTGCCGGAGCAATAGCGTCCGATGTCGACTTCTCATATACCCGAATGGTCAAATTAGCGACGATGTCATTTGAGGCGTCTGACGTGAGGCGCAGTCGCAGTGTGTTGTCTGATGTGTCGAATTCCGGATCCCATAGCGGCTCTGATAGAGCCCACGGAACACTAGCGATCTGCGTGTCGATCGCGAGGGCACCCGTGCCGCTACGATGTGCCACACAGCAAATCGTGCCGTTCCACCGATCCCCGACGACTCCCTCTGAGGCACCGGCATAGCAGACCGCATCGATTTCGACCCGCACGTCAGTAGCAGCGGCAACGGCTCGCGACCATAGGGTGACCGTGCCGGTGTTAGCGGGGATGGTTTGCGCGGCGATTATCTGAGCCGACGGGATCGTGAGCGCGCCGGCGACGACACTGACCCCGCTGGCAGTTTCGGAGGCCGTGATCCCACTCACAGCCGTAGCGACGCCGTTGATGGTGGCAGTGATCGTGCCCAGCCGAGAATCATCCCCCGCGGCAACGGTGCCTGCGGTGGTGCCGACTGCAAGATTGACCTGTGCACCTTCGGCAATGCCGGCAAGCTTGCTCACCTGCGCCGCCGTGGCGAGACCTTTCGCGTCCACCGTTGCGTTGGGAATCGCGGCCACAACGCCATCGGCGTAGTCCTCCGCTGCACCTTGCGCGGCGTTGGCTTTCGACGTAGCATCGGCCGCGGCCGTGCTGATGGCCTCGCCGACACTTGTTGCGGTGGCAGCACCGCGGACCGCGGCCACGTCAACCACAATACCGGCCGTAGTCGCGGGAACTAGTTCGGAGAGGATGCGTTGTGTCATGATTTCACTTCAACGGTCAGATTTGTGGTCGTTAGCAGGTCGGTCGACTCGTATAGCAGGTAGTCCACCCCGCCGACCTGAATTTGTAGCGCGCGAAACGCTTGCGTTTGGATCATCCCATCAACCCAAACTGACGCAGCCCCCCAACTAGCGGGGTATGCGAAATAGGCTTTCTGATCTGCTAGTGTGGTGTAGTTGACATTGAAGCCGAGCGAGCCAATGCTTTCCAGCTCTTCAAGCCCCGTTACGTCCGTGCGGTCAGCAACACCGACACCATAGTAGACAGTCTGCAGAACTCCAGAGGATGTCCCGACCTCGGTGAACCCGCGCACCCGGCAAACAAGCAGGTTACCGAGTGAAGTCCTGACGGAATTGACCAAAAGCCACGGCTGGTCGGCTGTTCCGCTAGACACCTTACAGAAAGTTGCAGTGGCGGTGAAAGTCGGGTCGGGCTCGATCGTAACATCCCCCGATTCTAGCGCCCAGCTGGACGCGACGATCGCGGTGTCGGTCGTCTCGGGCAGAATATCAGCCCAGTCTAACAAAACCGGTCGGATTTCACCCACTTTTTTGGTGACTCTGACCAGCCTCACGGCACCACCGGTACCTTTAGATCGTAGGCCAGTTTGACCTGAAATTCCCAGTCCTCGGTTAAGTGTGATTGGACTTGCATTACGGACGACGAACCGTCGAGAGCAAATTTGACCCGTGCGTCTGCGAAAGTCTCGACTGTCTCAACAATGGCCGAATCGCCGTCATTCTCCTTAACCCAGGCTTGGCCCACGGATAGGATCGGATCGGAGCCGGTCCGTCGGCCTCGGACCTCCCATGATACCCGAGTCGCGGTCCCGACCGTCGGGGTATCGAGAAAGTCCCCGATATTAGTCCACGCAACCGGGTCGGAATGAGCCACCGCAGTCCACGGCGCGCCACCTAGTTTGCCCTGCGGTCGGGGGGTGCTGTCGTTGCCGTCACTATTTCTGCGGGCGATCATTACACCACCTGCCTTACTGTGGCTTTGGCCGAAATTCCAAATCGCCACGACTGCCCAGGGTACTCCCCAGCCAGTCCCTCTAGTGTGAGCGTCGAGCCGTCAATCACCGCTCGGATTCGGACGTCTGACGGCGATTCCCACGGGACGCCGAACTGGCTGTTCAGGTCGTCACCCATCGGAACCATGTCCCCGCCAACGCTCCCGAGGTACGCGGCCCGGGCGGTTGCGACGTAGCGCTCGCCGTCGGTCTCGCCAGAAATCGTGGCCGTCAACTCGATGTCTAGGATGTAGTCATCGGCCGAAGCACCGGATGGGCCCTCGATGTCGAGCAGGTGTTCCCATCGGTCGGCCTCCGACACGCCGTTCTGGGGGGACATCGAAACCCAAGCCGTGTGGGTCTCATTCCCGGCCGATGGTTCGAACGTGTTGGCTCCGGTCGCGACCCACGACGCACCGCGCCAAGTCCGGCCGGTCGATACCGGAATCAGATGGCCGACCGAGAAGGTGTCGGTCCCCCTAATCAGCTTCGCCCCGTCCCAGTAATAGATTCCGTTTTCGGCCGGGTCGGTCTGGGCCGCCACCAGGATCCGGCTCACGTTCGTTACGATATCGGCCGCCACAGCGTCATAATCCGAGTAAAAGTAGATTGTGTAGGTTTCAATACCGTCATATTCAGTCACTTCGACTGAGTTGCTCGGGTAGACCAGACCGCCGGCCGTGGCTGCAAGATTGGCCGTCGTGACCCCGTGCACTGGATTGTGGATCGCGGCCGTCGCGGTCGTAATGATTACGTCGTCGGTGCCTGACGGCACGACCGTCGCGCCGGTAAAAATCAGCCGTCGGACGTTGCTGTAGACCGAGGCAGTCTCCCCGTTCATCACCTTCAGGACCGGGGTGGTCGTGAGTGTGATAGCACCCGACGCAAACGCGCCAGAGAGTCCCTCGCCCAACACGATAGACGTGGGGGTCTGGCTGCCGGTGATTCCGACCCCTGACCATGCTAGCAGATTGTCCGCGGAATCCTCTGTAGGATCGTTCAACCGGACGATAGCGGTCGGATCGTTCGGTCCCGGGTAGAGCGCGCCGGTTGGATCCGGGACCGGGGCTTGCCACCCGTAGACCCCGAGCGTCACCGAGTCGACAGCCTGGTAAGCATAATACAGTGCCATTAAACAGACCCCAGGGAAACAGTGGAAATGCCTCCGAAGTATGCGGCCCCTTCGGCCGCGGCCGTGCAACGGGCGACGATCAAGTAGGACTTACTGGCCAGTAGGTCGACCGCAGCCGAGACCGAGGTAGACTCGGTTTCGGTTGCGACGGTCGCCCGGGAGTTTGCGACCTCGGTCGGATCCCGCAACTCTACATCGACCGTGCAACCGTCGGCCGCGTAACCAGAAACAATCAGCCGGCCGCGGACGTTGACCGGGACCGAAAAAGACCCGATCTTAATCCACTCAACGTCGGACGCTTGCGCGTGTAATGTACGAATTCCGCTAGCATACGCGCAAGCAATCTCTGTGGTTTGCTGGACGGCAGTAGCGTATCCTTGGAGACTCATGTCTTTACCAGACTAGCAGACTATGCGGGCCGCGTCAAACGTCGGAATTTCCCGGACGCTCCCCATCGCAATAGAGGCGGTTCCGGTCGGTGTCACGGCGATACCGATCCGGCAGTCGGTCACCCTGGCACCGACCAAATCGAACGGCAAGCCGGCCACGAACAAGTAGTCGACCGTATCACCGGCCCCGTAGCGGGCGGCAAGCTGGGCGACAACGTAGGCTTTGAGAGCATCGTCTCCCACATAATCCGGCAACTTGGTTACAGTGTAAGTGATATAGATCGGCACCGGTGTATTGACCGAGTATTTGACCGTCCGAGTCTCCCCGTCGTCGTCCGTATAGCTGGCCGACAACTGGCCGTAAGTCTGCGCCGTCGCGGACCGACCGAGCCAAATAGCCTCGGCTAGTGTGCTCGGCGCCATCGTGCCGTCCGCGTAGATTACTGGCTCAATAGAGTGCGGGGGCAATCCGTTGGCGTCGTAATTGTCCGTGTAATTCTCCAGGACCTTGGCGGCCAGCACCCCCGGCACGCCTGTGCCCAGCGCGGCATCATAGACCAAATCGGCCTCCAAAGCGGCCGCGGTCCCCGCCCCCGCTCTGGTCAGGTCGGTCTCTTGTCGGATCCGAAACTCCGACTCAGAGTCCCCGTCGTCACCAATGACAGGGGCCGGGCTGGATTGATCCAAGCAGGCTGTCCAGCCAGTTTTCGGGGTTGCGATCACGGTCAAAGAACCGGTCGTAAAAGTGACCGCACCGGTTTCGACCGAGCGGAAAGCGACATTGAACGTGCCAGTGCTGGCCGCGGTGTAATCTGCAATCGGGGTAAACAGAACCTCCGGCCGGTTCAGCGGAGAAACGAAATCTATCCCGGCTTGTAGGACGGTCCCGGCCGCGAGATCGTTCGCTATCGTCACGACGGTGGACCGCGGCCCCTCTTGCGTGGTGCCAGTCAGCTTGCCGTGCTGCAAGAGGAGGTCCCCCTCCGCCCCCTCCCGGGAGAAAGCGGCATTCAGTGCCCGCAGACCATCCCAGAGCAGAGCACATTGACGGGAGAAAATCCCATTATTCTGGCCGTTCGGACTGTTTGCGGCGATGTCAAAATCGGACGCGACGTAGGCCCGTTGGTTGTTTTCGATGCTCTCCAGGACCTCGGCCTGGTTCGGACAGACGAAACCGTTAGTTTTCACACCCCAGGTCGTTGGGTCGGAGCTCATATCACACCAGTCTCCACGGTCCCGGTTAGCTCGGTCCCGTCTTTGTAGATTGCACGGTAAGTGCAGGTTGCCGTGCGGGTCGCGTCCGGCTCTGTCACGGTCAGATATGGCACGTCAACGACGCCCGGGACCGAGAGGATCGCCCGGCGCAGCACCCCGCGAATGTATTCGAATGAAGGGTTTTTCACCAGAATTGACTCAACCCACGGGATGCCCAATGCAGTATCGATGAACCACTCCCCGAGCAACATCTTGAGGGTCTGATCGATCTTTTGGACTGCGTACGCGATCCCGTCAATCGTCTGGCCGGAAATGTCGAGGTCGCCCGCTGGTGAGGAGATTCCGATCATTTGAGCTGCACTCCCGCCGAAGCCGTTGACGCGCCCAAACCCCCGGGCACAAGCGCCGGGACCCCAGCCACTGGCGGGCCGAGTGCGGCCGTCGCGTGAGTATGCTGGTTGGCCCAATTCTCTAGCGCGGATAGCCTCGCATCGGTTTGGCTGGCACGGGCGACGAAATCGGACGTGACTGCCTTCCCCGGCAGGCAGATGGGGATTGCGAGGGGGCACGCCATTTGGTGTCGGCTAACTTGTTTCGGCTCGGTGTCCGAGCCCGAGTCGAGAAAGTCCCCGATGTCGGCCTCCGGAAAAAGCAGCCAGACAAAATCGCCCGTCGTAAGCGTACCAGCCACAAAAGCGCTCGGAGTTCCAAACGCACAAACCAGAGCATGTGGAATGACCGGAATTTCCTCATACACGAACCCTCCGTCCGTAGCCGGGACCGGCCGCCTAATTGTCGGCTTGACGTCCGCCGTGCCGTCCGAGTGAACCGCAGTCACCCGGCCCGGCATAGAAGTATGAAGGTCGAGGATCCGATCCTCTAGAGCTTTGCGGACTATTTCGTCTAGTTCGGGCACGTCAACCCATTATAGCATGCTCAGTAGCGTTTGGCCTTAATTTCGGCCGTCCAGTCGTCCCCGTGAGTGTCCCCCTCGGCCACAAAAGACTCGATTCGGAACTGGCCCTTGATTTCGGCCGCGTCAAGCACCACAATCCGCCCGCACCTAAGCCCGGGGATGAGCAGACACTTACACTGCATCACCCCAGCTGCGTCAACCGAAGGGGATCCCACCAGCCCAGTGTCCGGGGTCAGCTTAATCGCGGTCTCGGATAGGGCTTTGTTCAAATCCACGAACTGCAGCGCCCCGTCCTGGATCGACCACTCCAGGTCCGCGGCCCGGCAATAGTCGGTCATGAGTCGCGAGACCGGACCAGAGAGTACGATCCCGCGCGTCAGCAGGCTGGCCTGCCCCTGCAGTTTGAGCTGGCTTACGACCTTACTCAGGTTCCCCTCACCCACACCCAGCGCTTTCACCAACGCCCGCAGTGCGGTCTGAGTGGGTACCTTGGCGCCAAAAGACTGGTTGATCCTGGCCGTGCGGAACGCCCGCTCCCCGTCACCTGAAGAGATAGACGTCACCCAGTCCGGGCCGTCGATTTCAGTATCGACCGTTCGAAGGTCCCCGAGGAACAGCAGATCCGTGCCCGGCCCAGCGTACCCCACCTCCAAACGGCACGGAACTTTGCCCAGCAGGGAAGGGGCTGTTCCGCCCTTCTTCTTGCCTAACTTGATTTTTTTACCCGGTGCCAGCTCCCCCAGTAGTGCCCGGTGGTCGGGGGATAGGTTCCAGATCTCGATAAGGGCTTTGTTCGGCTCCGGCTTCAGAGTCTTTTCGACCCTGAATCTGCAGTGAAAGTCAGACACGTCTAGCGTGCCAACAGTCAGAGCAAAACGTCGGTCGAAAAGCTCGGCGCTAGACATTAGGACTCACAGGTAGTCCGGGTCGTGCTTCACCCGCCAATTGTGCTCGGCCGTTGACGCGACACCGCGCGGATTTGCCTCACTGCGAGCCCAGCCCTCCGGCCCACGATGAATCGAGTTACGCTCGGCAACGCTAGATCGGCCCGTCGTCGGTTGACCTCCGGCTTGTGGGATACCGACCTCGCCAGATTTATGCAGGCGCATTTCCTGCACCGGCGCGCGTATGGTACGAGCATACAACTCGACGCCCTTTAGGCGAAGCTTGCCCCCAAGAATCGGTCCCAGGTCTGATCGGTCTGGATGCCCTTTCGGCAGATTGCTTCGCTCTTCTGTCACCGCATTTGGTAAGTCAACCTCTTTTTCCCAAACCCTATTTCCTTGGTTCCAGTGGAAGCCGGCCGACTTAAACTTCTCTTTGTGTTCAAACGTGTTACCTGTAGCATGAACCCTGACACGCGTGGTACCGGACCCGCCCTCACCAAAACGGCCCAGCTCGTCCCTCGGCTGGTCGGGGCTATAGTCCAGGCGCTTGCATTGTTCGAGTAGTGTCATCGTCGTTTCCTCTGTAGACACCTTAGCAGATGCTAAACCAAACGCAAGCGCTTTCGCATTTTCCAGTAGGTTCATATTATGCCTCAAAATAGCACAGTTGGCATCGACCGTCCGGGCCCAATTCGAGCCGGGTGGGTGGACTGTCATCCGTCCCCAGGGTCGAGACGACCAGTTCGCCTGCCGGGGTCCCGGCGATGTGTCGGCGGTACCGGAGCAGTGGAATGTTCTGAACGAGCTTGGTCGCGCCCATCAGTAGCTCGCCCTGCGAGTCCCGTAGCGTGAGATACCACCGATCCTCGCGCGGGGACCAGTCCAGATCCAGCTGGTAGTCTAGCCCGTCCAGCGTGGTTCGCAGACTGTAGTAGGTTGTCCCGTCGGTCAACGTGGGGATCGTGAATGAATCACCTGTGGCCATCAGCTGCCCCCGTTATGGCCTCTATAGCCTTATCCCCGAGGGCCGCGAGTAGAGACTTCTTACGCCGCTCCCGGTCCTCTTCCGTCTCGGGCTTTGTGGCCTTACTGCCGGTCGGCTTGCGTTTTTGCCCCATCGGTTCCAGCGGCTTTGGTGCAGTCACCGTTTCCGCGGTAACCGTCCGGATCTGCTCAAAGGAGATTGAGAACGGCGCCCCGTCCCCGTCATCGGCTTTAATAGGCGCGGAAACCTCAGTCATGATCAGACCCGGGACTAGACCGATCGATTCCGTCGCGACGTCGACTCGTACCTTGGCCGTGTGGCCCTGTTCGAGTAGCGTCCAGACTTCCGAGACTCGTGACCGGCGGGGATCGTCAAGACTCCAAATCTGGGCCGTGGATGCGATTTGCCGATCCGCGGCGCGGGCCCGAAGTAGAGCCTCGGGGGCACTCCCAAACAACGCATTGAATCCGGCCGATACCACCCCAGCCAGGTTCGGTTTGATTGGCGGGCTTGGGATATCGAGCTTTTGGGATTGCTGTTTGTACGCAGGGACCGATGGGATTGTTAGGTCTGTTGACCGATATCGTCCCTTTGCGTCATTCTGCGGTAGGGGTGTATTTGAGACAAACCCCACAAGTTGCAACACCCGGTTACCTAAACGCACATTGTCAGAGATAACACCACCAGACTCCGCGGGGAATTTCGTCACCTCGGCCGTTAGGCCGTGGGTCTCCTCGTCATAGGAGTCGAGATTGACAAAGTAGAATTTGCCGGCCTCGTCTGTCCAGGAAATCGTGGCGGCCATGGGCTAGTCTACCGTATGTTCTAGCGCCGCTAGATGCCCAGCGCCATTGTTTTTGACGGCTCGATCGACTGCGGCCCCGGTCTTCTGTGCGATCGTGGCCGGGGTGGTCCCGGGCACGGTAACGTTTACCGTGGTATTTGAATGATCGTTGACGGTGCTGTGGGCCCCGCCCACTACTGGCGCATGGGCTTCCACCATGCCAGTCCAGGGGGTTGACTCGGGAATGCCTGGGGTGGTCTGCGGTAGTGCGTCGAGCCGGGCTTTGGCTGCTTTTTTAGCGTACCCCTGCCAGTCATTCAGTGGCCCGTTACCGCCCTCGATTTCGGCGCTGAACCGACTACCTAACTGCTCGCGAGACCTATCCCAAGCGGCCGACTGTTCCTTCTGGTTTGCTTCGCCAGACGAGTCATGCGCCCCAGCGTCCGAACCGATGACCTTCCGCAGCCAGCCGGGGACCTGCAACGCGGCCAGCATTTTGTCCCATTGGTCGACCACCCAAGCAATGGCCATGCCGATGGCTTGCGCCATCTCGTTGACCGCCATTGTCGCGGCCATCCCCACGGCCGATGGCAGGATCTGGGCCGTCGCGGCGAACCCGTCCCATGAGCTGATCATGAAGCCGAAAGCGTCGCCGAACATCACGGCCGAGTCGCTGATACGCTTGTCGAATTGGTTGAAGAACCGACCTATCAGAGAGTCCCCGCCCTGAAACCATGTGACCAAATCCTCAACCAACAGCCCGGCCAGAATCAGCGGGGCGAGCGGTAGTAGAGTGCTAGCCGCGAACGACCGCATAAGCGCAATCAGCCCTGGCAACTTCGTGGCTATCGCAACGACCGCGGCCACCCCAACCACCTGCATGACCTCGATGTCTTTGGTCAAATCCTTGACACCCAACATCACCTTTTCGAGCGTGCGACCCAACGACAGCAGACCGGGGATTAGCGCCCCAACCAACTCCGAACGCAGTCCGCGCCAAACGAACGCTAGCTGCTTTTCGTGGTCTTCATACGCCTTGGTTTTCTCCAAGAATTCGTCCGAGAATCCCCCGCCCAAATGGTCGACCTCGGCCGCATACTTCCGGAGTTGTTCCGACCCCTCCTTAAGCATGGGGAGCATTGACAGCCCGCCACGGCCAAAAATGGCCATGGTCTCGGCCGTCTGTTTCATCGGGTCGTCGATGGCCTTAATAGCATCGGCGGTCTGAAACAAAAGCTCGCTAGTGTCGATCTTGCCGGTCTTGCTAAGCTTTATCCCCAGCCCCTCGAAGGCCTTGCCGGCCTCACTCGTTACATCCCTTGCGGCGGATGCATTACGCTGGAAAAACCGCAACCCGTTTGTCAGGCTCTCGAACCCCACGTCCGCCATGTTCGCGGCATGGGACAGCCGCTGGAATTCATCCGCGGTCATCCCCGCACGAACCGCGGCCAAGTCTAGCGCGCGGGCTTCGTCCACCGTACTGTCAACGAACGATTCAATCGCGTGAAACGCGAAAACCCCAGCAACGGCATGGCCGAAGTGGGTCAGCTTTTCGATCAACCCGTCAACGGCATGGTTGCCGTGCTCTAGCTGCTTGGTATCGACCTCGACCCCAAAGTGGGCTAGGATCTCTCGTAACGCTGCCACTATCTAGATCCTTTCGAGGTTTGATTCTCCGCGGCTTGCGCGGCTTTCGATTCTAGTTGATCCCACAAGTCGAGAGCGTCGTGAGCATCATACAAGTCGACTAGCGTCCAGGTGGTTTTGAGCTCTGTCAGGCTGACACTAATTCTCTGACTGGTCAGCACGCGCCAGAGAAACCAATCTAGGGTTTCGGGGACTCGGATGCTGACTGACTTGCCCCCGCCTCTGCGGCGCGGCTTGCAATCTCTGATAAAAAATCGAAAAATCCGTTAGCCTTGCAACAAGCAAGGACCCAAGAAAGCATGGCCGAGTAGCGCTTGGCGAAATGCAGACCGAACGCGGCCGGGGTCAATTGGACCCTGCCGTGTGGTTCGACCACGGACGTGACCTCGCCGAATTTCTCACACAGCCGCTCAAACAACCTCTCGTCCAGCTCGGCCAACACCTTGCCAGCTAGCTGCAGCATTGCGCTAGCCGCGTCCTTGCCCTCTAGCGTTTTGAGGTCGAGGCTCTCTAGTGCCGGGGCGACCGCTTTCACGACCTGCAGATAGAGGCCTCGGGCGGCCCATGCGTCTAGGACGGTCGTCTCATACGACCGCCCGTCGACTACGAATCGGACCGTCTCCAGTCCCGCCATTAGTGACCCCCAACAAATTGGGTCGGGTCGGGACAAATGATGACCCACTCAACGTCGCCTTCCTCTTCCCCGTAAACAACCTCGGGCTGGCCCTCAATGAAGGCCTCGACCTCCAAGAAAGTGTGGGTCCCGTTGCGGTCTTTGATGATCACGGGCACCACACCGGCCCCGCCGGTCGTTGCCATGTCGAGCGCCAGCACTGCGGACAATTTGGAGTTGTAGTCCGAGGTCTGTCTGATTTTCAAGGTCACGATCCCGTGCGGGAACATACGGGCGCGCGAGGCACCCCCGCCGATCCCCTTGCGGACTTTGTAGACTGGGCCCGAGAGGGCCGTCTTAATGGCGTCACCCTGGCCGAGGGCTGCCCGTTCAACGGTCAGCCCCGCCACACTCACGGTTACTGCACTTGCGTCATAGACTTCCACTGGTAGCTCCTTAGTTGCTCACGTAACCGTTGATCGGGTTGACTGCGTGGATTGCGTTCGCCAGCGTGGCAGACCAACTCACACCGGTCAAGGTGCGGGTTGCCGCGTCAAAACTGGTCGCGTCCGTATCTTTTGGCATCACGGCTGCGGGGGCGGGGCTGGTTTTCCAGCCGCCATTTTTGCGGCCCTTCTCAAGCGTGAGGGCAATCGCGTTTGCGATAACCTGCCGGCCCTCATCCGTGTTCGGCACCTTTTCGGCCACGGCCAGGGCGTTGACGCAATCAATCTGCATCGTCGCATCCGTCCAGTCAAGAAAGCGAACGACGTCGCAATACTCGCCACCCACCACCCAACCATTGCGGGTGCGGCCTTTGTCACCCGTCGTGATGTAGTAATTGGCACACTTCGCTTTGAGGTAGCCGATTTGGGTTGCCGAGAGTTGGTCGCTCGGCATTACGCCGGACAAATTCTTGAGATGCCAGGTGTCGGACCCTGGGGTCGCGGTCGCGCGACTGCCGGTGATTGCCGGCGCAAGATTGGCCGAGATATCCTGATTCCACCAGACCGACGTTCTGTAATACGACAGAGCGTTCAGGGTGTGGCATTGGTTGGTCGCGGTGGCCGAGGTCAGGCAGGCAGAATCGGCCGCTTGCGCGATGAATTGATGTCGTCCCGCACTCTCACACCACGCCGCGACGGCTTCGTTAGCGGCCTGGCTCCCGCAGTCGGTGACCAAGAAATACCAGCCATTATCGACCGCGGTAATTGCCGCTAAGTCGGTAGCGCTGGACGGATCGACAGTGCTGTCGGTGACCGTGAGGGCCGTGGACATATTGGTGTAATCCAACACCAAATCGGCGGTGGACGTACAAGTCAGGTGAGTCGCTGGCGTTCCGACGGCGGCCGCGGTGCACCCCGTGACTGCAAGTGCATTGATAGCGTCTACAATCTCGGCCACGATAATCGGCACGGTGTTGTTTGGGGCGGCCGCGACGGTATAAGTCCACGTGCCCGAAGTGGCGCCCGAGACCTTGCCAGTGTAGACAAAGCCTGCCGTGGTATTAGGCGGAACCAGCGTGATGACCTGGGTCTGCGACGTCTGGCGACGGCCCACCCAAACCTCGGTCGGCTTGGGCGTTTGCGCGAAACACGCCGCGACTAGCTTGCCGGCGCGCGTGGTCGCGGTCAAACCATCCGCGATAGCGGCCGCGGCCGACGTGTATTTGCGTAGCAGATCCGGGCCCCATGCGGTGACAACGGCGGAGGGCAGACTTGCCACGACAAGCGGTATGCCGAAATTCGGTTGCGCAATTCCGGTGTCCTCGAGTCGGGTAACTGGATTGACTAGATCGTCTAGGCTCATGGTGTTGGTTTATCCAATTCGATCGGTTGGTTTAGTGTGCCGCTAACGGCCCCAAGGGCTTGGCCAGTACCTCTGATATGTTCGATGGGGAGAGCGTCTAGACCTCCTGTATATTGCACCATTTGGAGCTTGACGTCAAGCGTGGCGACCGTCCAGGTTCGCCCGTCCGTCACCTCGTTAGAGGGAACGACACCTTGTGTGCGGATTAACGCTAAACCCAGAGTGCGCATATAGCCGCCGACAAACGGCTCTTCGAAGTTGCCGGCGATTCGCGAAGCGATCTCTTGTGCATTCCCGAACGGGTCAAAGTCCGTCGACTTGACCTGAATCCGCAGCGCTAGTGTGCCTTGGGCTTCGCGCCAATGTTCCAGCACCTGGAGTGTCTGGCTCTCTAAACCGTTCGCCGTCACGACATTAACCGGTTTAGTAACAGACTGGTAGAATTTACCGGATCGTCCGTAACCACCCAGATTGGTAATTGTCAGATAGATGCCAGCCTGGAGGTCGCATGAAATGAACGGCACGTCCGAACCTGTCCACGTCACTGTCCCTTCTGGGAGTGGATAGCGCAAATCCTCGGACGCCAGCCGTTGAATCAGCTGGACGAGACCGTCGCGGACTTGTGAGAGGCTAGCCACGTTCGACCTTTGACCTTATTGAACTGCGAAATTGACCAGTTAGTATTAGTGGGGTTTCCTTGGGAGAACCTGTCAGGGCTTCCTTTTCGGCGAGCCGAGCCGGGCTTAGCGGCGGATCAATACCGTCCGCGATCCTCTGCTGGATCTGCCCGACGCAGTGTACACCAAACCGCGCTAGCGCTTGCTCGACGGGGCGATGCTGCTTGACCGCGGCCGTTGCGATCTTTTTCAAATCCTCGGCCAATTGTGGCTCGTTCGAATCGAACCACCCGCCGATCGGTTGCCGGGGTGGCTGCCCAATCCCGAACTCTGCACCGTTCGCCTTGTCAATGACCGTGCCACCCTCTAGCGCGTTCTCTGCCGAGCCCTCGGCCTCATGCACGCCCACTGTCAAGCTGGCTTTCTGCAGGGCTGCCAACATGCCCCTAATGCCCGGTCCGGATTGACTTACGTGGCTAGACAACACTCACCCCGGCGATCCGGGACCTCAGTAGCTCCCGAAATTGGGTGTCGTAGGTGGTGCTTCCGTCCTTGGCGACTAGTCTGGCCATAACCCCTCCCGGGGATTTGGCCATCATGTGGGCCGCTTTCAGCCCGTGCGCTTGGTCGTACGCGGTCCCCAGCACATCGGCGCTCACAAATTCCGCGGCCGCGTCAAGATACGCCTGCACAAATTCGGAGCTTGCGGTCCGGAATTCGGGGTACTTGACGCGGAATTGGTCTAGGGTCACTTGACTTTCGCGACCCGAAACATCGGGTCGGGCTTCTGACATACTCGGGCGAAACGCGCCTTTGCCTCGGGGGTCAAGGCTTCTATGTAGTCTTCCGAGACCACGACAGAGCCACCTGGCGGTACCAGAGCGTAGGTCGACTTGGTTTTCTTGTTGTGCGGGATCCGCACAAAAGAGCCTGATAGATTGGTCAGATTGAATGGCATGGGGTGTATTCACACCCCCAGCCAGATTGACGTCTGGCTGGGGTTGCAGGAGCTGATTAGGTCGTCGAGTGGTTGACGAACCCGTAACGAGCGCTCGCAGGGATGTACCACTTGACTCCGCCGCAGCGGCTGCGGCATGGGACCGAGACCTTGAAACCATTGGCTTGTGGCGTAATTTGCTCGAATTCGAGCGGCACGACACCCTCCAGACAGTCTGCGGATCTCTGGTAAGCAATGATCTGGTGGTACCCTGAAGTGCCGATCGTTCCGTCGCCAGTGCCGTTCAGCGCTCCCCAACTTGCCGCGGAAACACCGGGGTGGTTTCGCAGGAAGTATTGCAGGACCGTGGTCTCCGAGCCAGTCTCGAACATTGGCATGTTCGAGATCACGCCATAGAGCTTGGCCGCGAAAAGGAACGTGTCAACATTGTACAGACTGTCAGTCGCATCCGAGACAGACTGATACATACGGCACAAGTCGTTGTAGATGTCGATCGCGTCCGGCGTGCTGCCCTGTGACATCCACGCGGTGAACGTGAGACCGCTTGACAGAGTGTTGACGTCCGCTGAATTACAGAACCCACCAAGCCCGTTCGCGGTCTGCCCGGTCGTTGCGAGCTTGCCCGTTCGGAGCAACTCGTCAATCGCGAACAGATGTCCGCGGCGGGCGGCATTCGCGAGCCGCATGCCGAGCGGCTTGCCTAGCTTGTTTGCCAGTCGCAACTCCGACAGCTGATAACCGTAGCCAAGCCCGATGTCTACGACTTTGCCAGTTTCCTCGCGGGTGCCGAGAGAAACCATCGGGATGGCGTGACCGTCGTTCTTGTTGATGATCCGCGCTTGTCCGTATGCGTCCTGGATTTGGTAGCTATAGGTGTCCAGGTCCGGATCGATGTCGGTCGCGATTGGAATAAATCCCATCGCTTTGAGTTCCGGATATTTGGTCTCAAAAACCTTATTTCGGACCTGAGTAAGTTCACGCTCGGTGAAAAGCGTTACGTTTGTGATTGCGGCCGAGTCCAGACGCTTGCCAGTGTCGTCGTGATCGAGCCGGAGAGATTCGACAATTGCTTCGAAAGGGTTTCCCATTTTCTTAGTCCTTAGCTCGTTGCGCCAGTGGGGCCAGTTGGGCCAGTTGGGCCAGTTGGGCCAGTTGGGCCAGTTGGGCCAACGATACCAATACCGGGGGCCACATTGACCTCCAAGACACCGATGCCTGCCGCACCTTGCACGCCGTCAACAGCCCGGAACACTGCATTGCTGACTAGGACAGCTTCCCCGCCACCATCATCCGCGCGGAATTGGCCCTGGTCGGCTGCGCCAGTGTCCGACTCCGTGATGCGCATATAGACAGCCTGATTAGCAGTCATGGCCGTTTCGAAGTAGACCCGGATCCTGCCGCGTTGGAGGATTCGAACCTCCTCGTTTGCGGCGTAGCCCTCGCCGGAGACCTTGGTTCGATCCTCGACCGTAACGCCGGCGAACCGGGCCGCGGTAGCTTCCGAGACCGGTAGCGCGCAAACGTTCGGCGTTGCGGCGGCACAGTACACACCGCGACCAAACGGGATAGCGGCCGCGGCCGTCTTGTTGTCAATTTCGGCCGCGTCGAACGTGCCGAGATTGTAGAGTGAGCCGATGCAGCCAGCTGCAGGGGCTCCAAATGTCGTCTGAACAGCCATATTACTTCACGCTCCCTGCGGGCATTTCGAATTGTGGGGTTCTGAGGTCTTGACGCGCCTTTTCGGCCGCGTCGTTTCGAGTCTTGGTAGCTTCTTGCATCCGGCGAGCCTCGATGTCTGCAAGGCGCCCAGGCACCGCGTCAATGCCGTCAACACGCACGCCTGAGAGCAGCGCGGTCTCGAAAGCACCGGCAACAAAATCGGCAGACTTGCCGTCAAGCTTGACGTTGGGGGTTGCCGCGGCAACTACCGCGGTCTGGATTTCCAGCGCGGATTTGCCGGCGAAATCGAACTTATCGCCCAGCACCTTTGCAGCATCGGTGACCAACTTGACACGTTCGGCAATCGCGGCATCGAGTCGCTTTGGGTCGTTCGCAGTCGTGAGGTTTGCGGTCAGTTTCGCGTTCTGCTCAGTGAGAGCAGCCACTTTCCCGTCCGCCGTTTCGCGCGCCGATTTCTCTGCCGTCAAGGCAGCTTCGGTCGCGTCCAGTTTCGTGAGGATCGCGATCGAGTACTCGTTAGAGCCTGCCTCGTAATCCTTGCCGTCAAATCGGACAAGCATCTTTTTCGGTTCCTTTGGTTGTTCGTGCTCACACACCCCGCCGTCAAGGCGGAGTGACACATCATTGCCGGCGCGGCCCCAATTTTTCGGGCCCAGACCGACGTGGTTGTAGCGGATATCGTACTGTTCAACGATTCCGTCGTAGTGTTTGCCCTGCCACTCACCCGACCACGGCCGGGTTTTGCACACATAGCCGCAAGACAGTTCGGAGGCCTCGCCCGCGTCAATCCGCGCGAGTGTAGACCCGGCCTGGACTGCCAGCGTTCCTGCTACGAAATCCCCGTCCTGCCGGGGGATTCCGGAAACGTGGCCGCGCGAATAGCTGGCCCAATTGCTCGGATCGACCATTGCAGGGTGGCCCTCCAATAAGGGGGCATCCTGGAGGGTGGCCAGAGAGTCGGCCTTAAAGACTTCGGCCGGGGAGCGGAACTCTAGCGTCTCCACCCCGTCCGTCATGTAACGAAAAATCCCCGCTCTGGTCAGGTTCGCGGGGATCCACGCACCACCAGACGGGGTTTTCGCGACCTTTGCGCCAGCAAGCCGGCTTAGGTCGTATCGTTGGACATCAGTCACCCACTAAAGCTAGCACGGCCCGGCCGGACGTGCCAACAGAAAAGTGAACGACCGACCTAAACCGCTTCGGCCAGGAGCATTTCGGCTAGCCGGGCGTAGCTTTTCTGCAGAGTTGCGTCAAAGACACCTGGCCCGGCACTGGTCAGCCTTCTGACCGGTATGTCTGCTGCTAGCTCTCTAATTTTCTCGGTCCGAGCACCGAACGGCCCGAACCCGCGACGGCGGCTCTCTGCCGTCGGCTCAGAAAACGCATCGGCCCGGCGGGCCCATGGGCTCACGCTTGGCATAGTTCCTCATACCCCGGCAGATTGGTCGGTAGACGTGGAGCAGTGAATGCAGCCCGAGCCAGCCACTGGCAGCGGCCCTGAACATCCGGCTCTGTCGGAGCTACCGGCGGTGGAGTGGGTGGTGGGCAGGGGGCGGTCGTCACTGAGTCACCCGGACTTTGATATTTCTGCCGGTCGTTTCGTCACGCAACTGAACTTCCAGCCCGTTGACTGCGAGCACCAAGTAGCTCCGGCCCAAAATCTGAATCGTGGTTCCCTGGATCATCGTCTCAACTCCTAGAGACAGTATGCGATCGAACTAAACCAAAGTCAACCTATCCCTCTAATTCTGGTAGGATAGGAACGGCAACGCACCTACATTGATAGTCGTCGCCCGGATGGCCAGTTTCTCCTCGGTCGTTTATGACCGGCGGGTCATCCCAGCGTTGACGGGTGCCCTCGAGATCCTCGTGCCGGTCTCGCACGCTCGAATCCTTGGAGGTCGACCAAATGTACTCCTCGATCCCGGCCTGCCGGTGAGCATCTTGCGTGATATCGCCGTTCAATTTCAGGGTCTGGTCCCGGGCTATGAGCTCCGCCCGGGCGCGAGTGAACGAGAACTCCGACTGCAGTTGGTCGGCCAGATCGAACGGGTTGGTGTTGTCGTATCTGTTCAGTAGCTCGGCCACCCGGTCTAGTTGCTCGGCCAGCATGTTAGTTATCAGGCCGACATTATCGCGGCGCCATGTCGCCACCCTAAGCCCGGTTGACAGAGACTCGGCTGGGATCCCGACCACCCGCTGCATTTCCCGTTTCGCTGTTTTCGCGACCCGGCCCGAAACTTGCTCTAGCGGTAGCCGCTCGACATCGCCGAACAGGTTGGCCCGGACCTTACGTAGGAAGTCCAGAGCCCCCGAGACAAATCCCATGGGTCCGGGTCGGCGCGCATCTGTCCGGACTAGCGGCGCGTACTGGCTATCGGCTAGCTCGGCTGTAACAGCTTCCCGAAAACGGTCCGAGAGCCGGCGCAGCATCCCTAGATAGAGCCGCTCCGCCTCAATCGGGAGCCGTTGCCGGGGTGGACGTTTTCGCAGTCTGCGACGTCGGCGGATCAACGCTTGACCTCCGACAGCAACACCCCGCCATTGAACTCGGGATCGTACCTAGAATCGACCAAGGACCAGACCTTGGCCGCCAGATCGGCCCGCGCCCACCGCCCGGGCGGTAACGCTGCTTTGCCCTCGCGGAACGCCGCCTTGACCGCAGTGGCGATAGCTCGGCCGGCCTCGGTCTTAGGCGTACTCTCGCCGAAGGTGCTCGCATACGCCTCCCGCTTTTCGTCCGCGGTATACGGCGTCGTTGCATGGATCCGGTCTAACTCGTCGCGCAATTTCTGGGCCGTTTGCACCTTAACACTGTGCAAAAGCTTAAAATTCTCCGGCTTATTGGCCAGCTTCTTTTCGCCGCTGGACCGCTCGGCCTCAATCTTTCGTCGGCTGGCTTCGGACCCCCGGGCTTGCGTCCAGGTCTGTACTTTGTAGTGCTCGCCAGACGGCGCGGCCGCGCCCGTACTGGCCCAGCGACCACTCTCGTCCCGCTCCTGATCTGGGTCGAAATCAGTCCTGGCTAAAGGGTCGGTTGTAGCTGACTCCTTGGCGGTCGGCGCGGCCCCCGGCTCGCTGCCTTCGAGCAATGAAGAAAGCACGTCTTTGAGTATTTTTTCCCTGGCCGCTCGGTCGTAAGCTTTCCAGCCGTTGCGTAACTCGCCACGTACCCCGAACCTAGAAAGCCCGGTTTCCTCGGGCGTGATCACTCCTCCGTCAATCCACGCTTTGTCGGCGGTCGCGATGGCCGCTCGGGTTTGGGCCTGCTCTAGTTCACTGGGTGTCCAAAGCGGTTTGAATTCGACCTCGACCGACCCCACCAAGTCGGCGTGGCCGGACGTGGCCAGAACCAAATCCGCAATCTGCTCGATTCGGGGGGCCAGAATGTTCTGCTGGCTTGCGGCCGTTCGGTCAAAAAACCAACGTAGGTCATTCTCTCCGGTAACGCCCAGCCCACCGGGTGCCTGGCCAAACAAGACCATCATCGGAATTTGCACGGCCGAGGAGAGCCTAAGCTGCATTTGAGTCAGAATCTCAGGGGTCCCAGAGTACGTTACTTGCTGGCGCTCGAACGACTCCCCGCCGTCCGCGTCAATCACGACCGCCCGAAGGATCGACCGCATGGTGTCGATGACCTCGAATCGGGTCATGACGTCGGCCTCTTGCCCGGCCGCTATCTGGTCGATCAACCCCTTGACTTTGTAGACAGCCTGCGGGCCGTCCGTGATCAATAGTTCGACCCCCTTATAGAGGGTCTCGAACATTTTCAGGACCGACCAGCACCGGTCAAGGATCGAATGGTCCCACGACCAATTGTGATCCTTCTCCCGCTGGGCCGTAAACACGCCCGGCCAGAGAATCAATCGGGATTCGTGAATCTCGAACGACTCGGACGATCCGGGGTGGCAGTCATTCAAAAAATAGGTGCGCGGCCGGCCGTTCTTTTCACCGGTGGTGTAGTAAGTATGCGGCCAGAGATACCGACGATCGATCGTCCGCAGCCAGTCGATCTGCCGAACCCTGGTGGGGTCAAGTGACATATAGGCCGGCAGGCCGTCATTTGCCCCGAGTATCGTAGCAGCACCGCCAAACAATCGGCCCAATTTCCGGCCCTCTAGCAAATGGTCCCGGACCTTGAGCCGCTTGAATTCCTTTTTCAGCAGCCGGGCGACTAGAGGATCCTCCTCGGCCTCCTCCTCGCCGGAGTCAATCTCCAGACAGAACGGCAACCGGAGTTCCTCGTCCGGCAGCACGTCAACCACCCGGGCCGACAAGTCGTGCCCGTGGTACATGGCGGCCAGGGTTGCTGTGTCCAGCGCGCGAAACGTGCCGAATGTGGTATAGGTGGTTTTGTCGCGGCCGGTCCCGAGCCCTGTTACCGGGTTATAGAAACCGGCCGGACTGTCGACCTCGCCAAGGATAGAATCCAGCCGGGTGACCAGCTTTGGGTCCGAGTACGCTTTGTGGGCTGGCATGCTATCTCATGCTAGCAGAGCCAGCCCGATTGTGCAACCGGCCCCTAGTTGTCGAACCAGAAAACGAGCCGCACGTTATCGATCCCGTGTCGGTCCTTCAGTAAGTCCAAAAGCTTAAACCAGTGCTCGCCTATAGCATTGCGGTACGTTTCTTGCCACTCCACAAGGGTGTAATAAGTAGCTTCCGTTTTTCGCGGCAAGGTTCCAGCGACGATCGAACGCATGGCCGAGTTAGTTACATGCACGACACCTCGGCCGCCGACTCCCCCACACCAACCATTCGGCTTGCCCTCGCGCTCGAACACCCGGAACTCCGCTTCGTTTACAATTCCACGGCTGGTGCTTGTCTGGTTCCAATCGTACTCCAGCAACTCGCGTAGCGTAAACCACGAGTGACTGTGCCCGTCGCAGTCCCAAGAGTCAGAATCCTTGCGAACCTCTGTACTGACATCATCCGGCAGCCCGCGCGGCGCTGCAATGGGCGTCCGCTTGTCTCCGTCCGCGTAGTCGACGTCACCACCCCAACCGAAATTTCGCACATCAGCAAGCACCGCGAATAGCTCGTAGTTTCGCCCAATGCAGTGCTCGTCCCGAAAGTATTTGTCGTAGTCGAGCTTGCGCGAGCCGTCGGCATACGTACCGATCACATACGGCGCAGCCCAGTCAAGCTCCGCCCACGACCCGTCCGCTTGTTTCAACTCGTAATGCATATGAATATCACAACCCATGGCGTCAACTCCTTCTGCCCCGAAAGCCCGCCCCAGCTTGACCTGGGTTCGAGCATTCGTGCCGGCCCACCGCTTGTCCCGGGCTGGGCTATTCCAGTGACTCGGTTGTAACTCGATCCGAGGGTTCGGGGTCGTCGGTGTCTGTCTCTGCCCGGGGGCTGGGTTTCGTTCCGTCGACTCAATCAATGTAGCTTACTGCTAAACCACGCGCAAGGGGTCAACGTCTTTTTTCTGAAGATCAGCCGCTAGGCCGTAGCGAATGAACCAGGCACCAGCCGCTCACACCCATAGTCCGTGGCATAGAGGTCGGCTCGGCTGCCGTTGCGGATCGTTGACACCATTCCGGCCTTAATCAGCCGGCCGACGGTAGCATACATCCACCGATGTCCGCCTCTTGCCGTGCGGCGCGCTCTATCGACCTCGGCTGCGCAGCAGCCTGGGTGACGATACACATAATCGAGCGCGGCTGTCATCGACGGGCCTAGTCTCGGGGTGGTTTTGGTTGCCATAATGTCTGCTCCTCTCAACACAAATAGTGTGGATCGACGCTAAACCACGCGCAAGGGGTCAACGTCTTTTTTCTGAAAATCAGCCCCGAGACCTATTCCGCAGCGCGGCCATTGTGTCCAGCACGGCCCCGCCGTTTTGGCTGGCATAGTACAGGAATTGGGTCTCGGCGTCCACCGAGTCGTCGTTGCGCGCCTTCGGAAAACCTAGCAGCTGATTAGTGTGCCTGACGCTCCAAGGGTGTCTGTCCGGTGGGGGGTAGTAGACGTTCCCGGCCTGATGTAGGTAGGTGACCGCGCGCGCGCGGGCGACCTTACCCCCGGCCGGATTGACGGGGATAATGCCTGAGATTGACTTGCCCAGCATATCGATCACCGCATCCCCGTTGGCTTTTTTCTCTATCAGCTTGGGGCCGACTCGGTAGGTCGAGAGCACCTGTCGAATTGCGGCCAACGTTTCCGTAAAGGACAGCCGTTCCAGGACTTCATGCACCAAGTAGAAATTCGGGCCGGACTTTCCCCACACCTGGATCGATACGAAATCGGAGGCGCTTGTGCTGGCGAAACTACAGTCGACCGAAAGGTAGTGGTAGGAGAATTTGGGGAGCTCTGTCCAGTACTTGAACCAGATGCCTTTGAATACCTCGCCATCCGCCGAGATTGGATTTTGCTGCAATTGGGCGGACGCATAGACCCCCAGATCGCGCTCTAGCTTGGCTACCGAGGCCTCCGGGAATCGCTCGGGCCAGAGCAGCTGGCCCTCTAGCATCCTGCGATCCCCGCCGATCCCCTCATTCCAACACCTGTTTTCGGGCTCGAAACGCATCGGCAACCGCAAGACCGTCGGGCTGTCCGTTGCGATCAGGTGCCCCGCCAGGTCATTCTCATGCAACCGCTGCATAATCAGGCAATAGCGAGCGTTTGCCGGGTCTTTGTTGCGCGTGCTGAGCGTGCCATTCCACCACTGCTTGACTTTTTCCAACTGGACAGCAGTGACGGCGGACGTGCCCATTGCGTCCAGGGGCTTGGTCGGATCGTCCACCACCTTGAGATCAAAGTGAAATCCGACGATCCCCGACTCCACGGTCGTGCCGTAACGCAGCCCGCCCGCCTTGGTGTAGCACACTACCTCTGACTGACTGTTCGTCCGGAGCTTGACCTCGGGCCAGCGCCGCTGATACCACTCCGACTCTAGCAACATTAGCGCTTTGCGCGCGTCGCGCTGGACTAGTTTGATGTCGTGCGAAGCGTACCCGACCTGAAAGCCGGGATTGAACGTCCAGATCCACGGGGTTAGGAAAACCGAGATCAGAAGGGATTTCATAGAGCCCGGCGGCACGTTAATGACTAGCTTCCGTGCGTCGATTTTGTCGGTGTGATAACCTGCCACACAGGCGGCGAGGTGGGTGGCTATCTCGTCCACGTGCCAGTTGTGGCGATACTCGACCGAGGGCTCAACTATGTGCCACGCCCGGCGGGCGAATTCGGCCAGCCCCCCACGCCTGACCGCCTCCCTGTCAATGGCCGCGGTCAGGGGTTCCAGCTGCCGCGAGTCAAGGTCCAACGGCCGAAACCTTTCTCGGCCCCCGCTTCTTTCTCGGCCGGTTGGGATCTGCCCGAAGGTCTTTCTTCTGCTTGCAAACGCAATCGAGGCAGAACCGCAGGGGCTTGACCAGACTTGGTGGGTGGTAGCCAATCCCCGGGCATCCTGGGGTTTCGCACGGGCGGGCGGCGCAAGCACTAAGCATTTGGATTGCCTCCTAGTTCTTCAAAAACTTTCGCGGAAACGAAACACAGGCCGTCCGGCCAGACCCAAGCGTGGACCCCTTCCTTGGTCGGTAGCAGACCAGAGAATACTACCCGAGGTCCAGGGACCGCTTCGGCCTCCAGAAGGCCGGCCAGCACGGGGATCCGGTTGGCTTTGGCGACCGGCAGGAATTGGTCGGCCGTTAGTTGGGTAGGGTCAGCCATAGAAGGTCCACTTCCCCTCTAATCTACAATGATGGTGCATATAGAGCGTCGAGCCACTTTTCTCGGTGTCTGTTGCTGACATGACCCAAGAATCGGGTCCGGCCTCGGTATTTACATTAGGGGCCGTCACACGATACTTACGCCCAGTCTCAGTATCCCGCCACACTTGACCGACTTTTACGCGGGGTGTTGGATCAGCCATACAAAGCCCTCCAGGTTAGTTGGTCGGGATTTTCGGTCGCGGCCGCGGCCGTAAATAGCCGGACGTTCGCCTTGTTTCGCGGAATCAGCCCCGGGTTGCCGGCGGTCCTCATGAGACATTGCTTGGCACACCCGAGCCAGGATTGGGCGAGAGCACATTTCGTCCAGGTTGTAAATTTCTTGGTGAATCCGGCGCCCATGGCCCAGCTCATTGACATGGTGGCAAACTGAGCATCTGCCGGCCACTGGTCCCAATCCGGGAACACCCCCTTAAGCTGGCTCTCGAACAGGGCGAGCCGATTCTCCAGAAGGTCGATCATCCCCGTCAAGGTCATCTCGAGATTACAGAGCTTGGCCGCGTATTTCCAGTGTAGCTTGGGGTTTGCGTGGGCTTTGACCGTGTTCCACTCCGCCGCAATCTCTGAACGACTGGCCGGGAGTTTGGTTTCTCTGTGGACAAACGGCTGAATGACCGCCAGGCCGACCGGATCAATTAGGCAGCCGTAGCCAACGGTCACTAGGCCCAAAATGTCCCGGTACATGGTGGGCACTTTGCCCTCCAGACGTTCAGTAAAATCAGGGAATGCGTCTAGTGCTGCTTGTTTCATTGCGCGTTCAGCCTTTCGTGTTCCAGTTTAGCACGATTCGACCACTCGTCCCGCGCTTTTTCAGGCTCACCCATATCCTGGTAGCAGTAGTGACGCACGTCCGCCGGGCCCTCGTACCACGAGAGGTGGTTGCCCCAGCCGTTCCTGATCTCGGTCCGTTGGGTGATCGCCAGTGCTTCGGCCCGGTCTGCGGCCGCTATCGCAGACTCGTAAAGGCCGAGATAGTATAAGCAGACCGCCCGGATCCACGGGAATTCCGGGTATTCGGGGGCTAGTCTGCTACCCTCGTACGCATCCGCGATCGCCTGTCTGTAGTCCTGCTGCTTGTAGGCCATTGCGGCCAGCCGGTAGTAACACCAGTTCCGTTCCTCCGGCCAGGTGGTCGTATTAGCGCAAGTCAGCCAAGCGTCCCGGGCTTCGGCCCATCGTTCCAGGTGTTCTAGGGCGTCCCCCAGGAAGTAGTAGAGCCGCGGGGACATTACGGCCTGCGCTTTGATGACACGGACCACTCCCTCCTGTTTGGCGTGGTTTTGTTCGGGGGTTTTGGGTGCTTCGGTCACAAAAAATCCCGGCGCGGTGACTTTCTCGGCCCCGGAATCCTGCACAAATGCTTCGTGAGGCTCCCCCATCCAACGTCCGCTAGCGGGCAGGCGTAGCAGCAGGGGTAGTGGCGGGGATATCGCGGTGCAACCCAGGTATCGGCAACACACGATGTCGGCTTTTGTGGCTCGGACGAAATCGCTCGGGTCACCCGAGAACTGGTAGTCGGTGTCTAGCACTAGCGCCCAGCCGAACTCCAGTCTCGTAGCTTCGGCCACGGCAAAATTACGCATATTGGCGCACAATAGTTCTGTGTGTGGGTACTCGACCACAGTTAGTTGGTCGGCCGGCACATTCTTCCGGAACAGTGCGATCGTTTGCTGGGCCGACTCCCCCGTGTCGATCAGCAGAAAATGATCGACCCACTCCGCGACTGACATTGCGGCCAGGGGTGCCAGGTCTTCTCTGCCCCCGCCCGCAAGCATGCACGCCACTACACTATTCCTATCTCTCATGTTGTCCAACCAATCTCCGAAAATACACTGCGAAATTTCTGTGTGTCGGGTCCGATATACACAATAGCCGACGCACCTTGCGGTGCGTTAGTATGTCCGCCATTGCTGCTCGGGTACTCCAGACGTTTGCGCGGGACACAGAAAGGGAAAGCCTGGATCGGTCTGCAAAACTTCTGTGTGTTCAACATGCTTTCTAAGTTGAACGACACATAGACCGCGGCCGACACTCGTCCGGCGTCAAACTCTGTCACCAATTTACACCACCACACCGCGGCCGAGGATAGCACGCCCGGGACTCGGGCCTTTGGCGGTAGCTGCTTCAGGGTGTGCGGGTCGAGCAGGCCCCCGGGCGGGTTCAGGAAAACGCGGCCGCTCCAAGATTGCCAAAGGCCTTGGTCTGCTTTGGTGTAGATTCTGGCGGCACGGATTATCTGATTCGCATCCTCGTCCGAGGCTGGGTCTAGATCAATCTCCCCCAGCACCGCCCGAGCTAGCGCCACTATCAGGGCTGGGGTCCTGCGGGCGTTGTCCGCAGGCGGACATGGGGCCGTCGGGTTCAAAGGTCGACCCCGCCCCGCTCTCGCCAATTGTCGGGGGTCCGAGGCTCCTCCACTATCTGGCAGTCATACGCAGACATCTCTTCATCCCAAGTCGGATCGGCGGGGTTGTCGTAGCGCCGGGGCGCGAACGTCACGACTCGATAGAGTACCCAAAGACCGAAAATCATGAGACAGATTGCGAAAATTGCGGTAAACATACTACTTTTCTCATCCCGGTAGCGCCTTCGCTACCGTGTTTTGCAGTGTTTCAAACTCTTCCGAACTCAGATTCTTGAGGTCGAACCTCCCGACCCCGATGGTTTCCGTGGTTTGATCGGTCAGCAACCGGGCGGTCTTGCCCAGGGTTTCGACTATTTTGACCAAGGCGGGCAGATCGGTCATCGGGACCCCGGACTGGATCCCCTGGATTAGGTGCTTTTGCAGCTCATTTCTGACCAGATGGCTGGTCAATTGCATGGTCCCCAGAAGGGATTTGGCTATCGAATCGGCCGATTCCTTTGGTGTTGGCGCTGGGTTGGCCGCCATGTGGGCGTCATACGCCTTGGCCCGCTCGTACCACTGCCAGCGCTTGGCTAGCGGGGTGCGGGGTGCGTTCCCCCGGATGTCCACCTGCTCTAGCCAGACAGAGAAACATAGGTACTCCTGGGCGGTCTCGTTAGGTTGGGGCAGCCACGGCAGCACTAGGCCAGTGTCCGGCGCGAGCTTGGTCGAGTCCAATTCTAGCAACAGCGCTTCCACGGCCGTGGGGGTTTGCGAGTCCCTGGCTCTGGACACAATCGTCTCCCAGTCAGTCATCAGCTAAACCATAGCAGGTGGGTTAGGGCCGGCAAGCATTTTCCACTATCGCAATCAGGTCTATCGCAGGATTCGACCGCGCCGCCTCCGCCGCCGCCGTCCACGCCGCCGCCGCCGACCGCGCCTCCGCCGCCCGCGCCGCCCGCGCCGCCGCCGCCCACGCCGACCGCGCCCGCACCGACCACGCCGCCTCCGCCGCCGCCTCCGCCGCCGCCTCCGCCCACGCCGCCCGCGCCGACCGCGCCGCCGCCCACGCCGCCGCCTCGCTACGATCCTGTCCACTCAACCAGCGGTCGGCCCAGCGGTCCCAGGGCTTGTCGCCACAGACCTCCCTGGCGCAAAGTATCGCGAATTTCACCCTTTGCTCTGTAGTCACTGTCGGACAGGGGATTTGTCGGATGGTCGTCAGTTCGGTAACCCCTATCTTCACCTGCCCCTCACGAAGGGCAGTACCACTGCCTTCCGCCTCCCAGAGTATAGGATCCGGGAAGTCCGCGTGGATTGGGTTTAGTAGGACTGCCAGGAGCGGGTGCTCGTAGGCATGCAACCATCCACAGGAACACAAGGGTCCTTCCCCCGA